CTGGTCCTCAGTCTGTTACGGTAACGGTAAGTTTGTGGCTGTGGCTAGTAGTAGTAATATCGCCGCTTACTCTACGGATGGCATCAACTGGACTCAGAGTACGATGCCAGTGTCGGGCAACTGGTTTTCAGTTTGTTACGGCAATGGTAAGTTTGTGGCCATGACTATCATTAGCGATATCGCCGCTTACTCTACGGATGGCATCACCTGGACTAAGTACAATATGTCTACATATGGTAACTATTGGTCAGTCTGTTATGGTAACGATAAGTTTGTGGTGGCGAGTAGCGATACCACTTATTACTCTACTGATGGTATCAACTGGACTCGGAATACGATGCCCACTACTGCAAACTGGTCCTCAGTCTGTTACGGTAACGGTAAGTTTGTGGCTGTGGCTAGTAGTAGTAATATCGCCGCTTACTCTACGGATGGCATCAACTGGACTCAGAGTACGTTACCTGCTAGTGCAAACTGGTCCTCAGTCTGTTACGGTAACGGTAAGTTTGTGGCTGTGGCTAGTAGTAGTGGTGTCGTCGCTTGCTCTACGGATGGTATCAACTGGACCCAGAGTACGATGCCGATTAGTGGGGATCAGAAGGTGATCGTTTATGGTAATGGCGAGTTTATGATTATGTCTACTGGTGGTACCGCTGTTTACTCTACGGATGGTATTAACTGGACATCGAGAACTCTTCCGGCTGATCTACCCTTTGGTTCATCTTGTTATGGCAACGGTAAGCTTGTGATTGTGAAGTTTAACAACAATATCTCCGCTTGTTTCACTCCTTTCGTAGCCGATCCTGCCGGAACTGATGTAACTGGCAATCTCAAAACGGCTCTCGGAGCGGCCACCATGACTGAGGTTAACACCGCTATCCAGTCCGCTATTCAGAATACATGGGAGGCGAGCTACTGATGAGTACACAAGAGACTAATCTGAAGGCTATCGCCGATGCGATCAGAGCTAAGACCGGCTTGACCGGCACTATCAAAGCGTCTGAGTTCGCCAGTAAGATCGCCGCTATTCCGACTGGAGTGGCTAAGCCGAAGTGGACTCAGAGTACGTTACCTGCTGCTGAAATCTGGTACTCCGTCTGTTACGGCAACGGTAAGTTCGTAGCTGTGGCTACTATCGCCGCTTACTCTACGGATGGTATCAACTGGACTCAGACCACGATGCCGGTTAGTGCAGGCTGGTACTCCGTCTGTTACGGCAACGGTAAGTTCGTAGCTGTGACTGGTAATAATGGTAATATCGCCGCTTACTCTACGGATGGTATCAACTGGACCCAGAGTACGTTACCTGGATCACGGTTGTGGGAATCCGTCTGTTATGGTAATGGTAAGTTCATAGCAGTATGCTCTGGTTCGTTGCTCCCTGCTTATTCTACTGATGGCATCACTTGGAGTAGTGGCCGCATGCCCACTACTGCAAACTGGCGCTCCGTCTGTTACGACAACGGTAAGTTTGTAGCTGTGGCTAGTGACAGCACTATCGCCGCTTACTCCACGGATGGTATCAACTGGACCCAGAGTACGTTACCTGCTAGTGCAAACTGGCAATCCGTCTGTTACGGCAACGGTAAGTTTGTGGCTGTGGCTGCCGGCAGTGCAATTGCCGCTTGCTCTACGGATGGTATCAACTGGACTCAGAGCACTCTTCCGGCTAATGCAGATTGGAATTCAGTCTGTTACGGCAACGGTAAGTTTGTGGCTGTGGCTGGTGATAGTGATGTCGCAGCTTACTCTATGGATGGCATCAATTGGATCCAGAGTACGTTGCCCTATAGTATATACTGGCAATCCTGTTACGGCAACGGTAAGTTTGTGGCTGTGTCTAATGGCAGTTCTATCGCAGCTTACCTCAAAGACAGTTTCGATGAATGGGCTTAACGTTTAAAAGGAGGATATATCATGTCTGATATTGCTTTTAACCCTGTGATGTCTACGAACGAAATCTTCAGAGCAAACAATCGGTCTCAGTTCCTCACAAACGATCTCGATGCAATCGAAGCAGATATTCAGGCCCTGGAAACAGGTAAAGCGGACGCCAACCATACTCACACTGGGTATGCGGCGGCAAATCATACCCATTCGGACTACGCTGCAAAGAATCACACTCATACGGGCTATGCGCCTACCAGTCACAACCACAACTCGGCGTATATCGCCAAAGCTCTTCAGATGGTGGCTGATGACGGTGATGCGGAGTATACGTATAACAAAGCTGACAATCCTGACCTCCTTGCTAAAATCGCTGCAATGTCTATCGGAATGCATACCGCATATTCTCAGTCCGGGGTCACCAACAACCCCAAAACGATTGAGGCCTGGCGTATGCTGATCCATAAGACCTCCACGACAAACGTCTGGGTTCTGGCGTTCGGTAGCTCTGGCAGTGTTTTCAGTAATTACAAAGACAGCAACGGTTGGAAGGGTTGGAAAGCAATTTACGACGTAGGTTCTCCTGTTCTCTGGAGCGGTAAGCTCTATCCCAATGCAAATCATACCATTACGCCCAGCAAGAAACTCTCTGAGTGCAGAAACGGTTGGATGCTTCTGTGGTGCGACTATGATCCGGACACATCCACCGTAAACGACGCAGACTTCGCCACGACCATGATCCCGAAATGTCGGTATGACGGTGATGCATGGAATGGCAAGAACTTCCTGTGTGATGTTCCTCGGTTCTATGGCAGCGCCACTGACACTTCTCTCGAGAAGCGAATCACCAAGACTCTCGCAATCTACGACAATAAGATCGTGGGTAATGCAATTAACAGTCAGGGTGACCGCAATGACGTGGTCCTTAGGGCGGTCTATGAGTTCTAAATGAGGTGACACAATGAATTACGTATCTGGAGCAACTGCTGAAGAGAAGCGGTTGGTTAAAGCGATTCAGACGGCTGTTGGGGCGAAAGCTGACAACAGTATCGGCCCGGTTACTCTGGTGGATATCGCGGTTAAGGTTGGAGCCAAATGCTTCCCCTTAGCGGTCAATCTCTACGAGCAGCCGAGTATTATCTGCGATGATATTCTGGTGTTCAATCCGAAAGCCGGATGCAGCAGCTATGCGAATAGCATTTCCGGTTCGTTCAGCTACCAGAAGAATCCGTGCTCTATTCTCATCAACGGCGGTAAAGTTGTGTATGGCAATTCCTGCCACTACTGGCTTAAGAAGCCGGAGAGTGTTCTGTACGGTCTGAAGACTGGCGAGCATGGAGTGAAGCGCTGCATTAGTGCAAGCGAACTTCCTTCTGGAGTGGAATGGGCGGTTGGCGGTCTGGGTCTTCTGGACAATTACAATCCGACTGCTGAGGGCTTCACCGGAGCCTATAGCGATGTCCTCCGACGCACTAATCACACGATGATTGGTGTCAAGAATGGTAAGGTCTATCTCTGCTATTGTAAGAATATGACCGCTCAGCAGGTCAACGCGCATGCCAAGAAGCTCAATCTCGAACATGCGGTTATGCTGGACGGTGGTCATGTGGCCGCGATCAACAGCGCCAGCACTAAGATCAATACTGCTCAGGTGCAGTATTACGCCATTCAGGCAAAGTGACAATTGAAGATGTAGCTACGTTTTCAAAGAGTGGGGTCTGGCTTCGGCTGGGCCCCATTCCCTTTTAGTGTTGCTTAATTCGCGAGTTTTACACATTACTTTATGAAAAGAGTGAAAAATATGGAGACTATGTTTAAATATTTTGATATTCAGAAAGCGGAGGACGGTTCATTCACCATCGCAAGTAAAGATCGAGGCGTTACAAGCGAAGAAAGATGGGTAGTTAATCCAATGTCTGAAGAGGAAGCAAAACAGTTATACATGTATCTTCAGAGATATTTCACGCAAAGAGAGGAGGAGTCCTAACAAGGGCTCTTCTTTTTCGCGAAAATAACACGTTGTTATATGAGAGAGGAAGAAGAGAACTCGAATAAATCGAGACTCTCAGGTGGATACCCATCTGAATTCAGCCTCTCTTCAATTTTCCCACAAGGAGTGGACAGGACAATGAAAACAGTAAGAATGTATGACGGAAAAGTATTTGGTCACGAGGTATCAGATTATGCGAAGGAGAAAGGATATTTGGACTATAAGACCCTGGCACATATGCTTGAGGACCTTATTCTGAATAATACTATCCGTGAAGCAACTTTAGGAGAATGGGAGATTGTCGCTGGTAACTTTGACAAGATGATCATGCAGGACTTTATCATTTCTCGGTATGGTTATGAGATTCTCAAAGACTATACAAATGAACTGGTCTTCTATAACGACAATCTAGGTATTTATGTTTGGGCTGTATGTCACTGGGGTACATCTTGGGACTATGAATTGACTAGAACAAAATTGGAGGTGATGTAACATGGCACGACGACTAATAGTCAATAACAGATGCCCATTATGCGGTGAACCGGTTGAAATGATAAGGGATGCAGTGTTAAAGCAAAACCCTCACGAAGGAAACGCAGAGCTAGTCGTTACTAAGAGAGGATTAAAGCAATATCTGCATTCCTCTTGCTGGTATGAAATGATCAAGGAAAAGCGCCCATATGATGGGCGTATGTATGTCCAAACCTAACCCCTGCGCATAACAAAAAGAGGAGTCTGTCGTAATGATAGACTCTTCGATTTTTGTGAGAACAAGTGTCAACGTAGTTGATACGTGATGACAAGCTGCAAAGCAGCCGAACTATGAAAGGAGAAAATATGAAATTTCACATTGAATCTACCAGGTGGGGCACTAAAGAAAAAGATCTGATCGATCATTACCCTATGTTAAAAGAGTTCGGATACAAAGATGAACACGTCACAATCGATAGTCTCGAAGCGTTCATGGATCTCGTAAATAACCCAAGCATCAGCAACAACGGCATCATCGTATTCCTGAACACACGATATATGACCCAAAAACAAAGGATTGGATCAGAACAGGCGTACCCAGCATCGAAATCTATGACTGGTACAGAGAGTAAAGGAGAAAAACATGATCAATTTGACTCATCATGGCTATTCGCTAAATGATGAAAAAGTAAAATTTCAATCACATGAGGTTTCTATTTCTGAAACTGATTTCTACAATTCCGAATATGACATATTCTCACGTAACCCTTTCGATATAACCGGTTACGGCTCTACTAAAGAAGAAGCTGTTGAGGACTTCAAAAGAAAATTCGAGTATGTTCTGGCTGAATGGAATGCATTCGGAAAGATACTTTTCTGCCCAGCTATACAGCTCAACATCATAGAAGTCGATTGCTTCGGAAAACCAATTCCTTCCGGTCCTGTTCTTCCGGAAAAAGCTAAGCCCGGCGACATGTTCATTCAAACGATTTGAAAGGAGAAAAGTATGAAATACCCAGAATTTGATTGGATTCCATTCGATAGGAATAATCCTCCATTGGACCTTAACCCCGATGCGACATACTTGGTCATAGTTCGAGAGGATGACTACAATGATGGAAAAACTTGGCACTATGCGGTGGATGTAGCAACACCATACGGCTCTTATATTGATGACTTCTGGGATACTCAAAACGATTGGCGTGAAGGACAAAGAGTTGAAATAGTGGCTTATGTCGAGCTTGTGTACGAGTATTTCACGGAAACGAGTGAAGCAAAATGTCCGGAATAAGTTTATATGAATATCAACTCGATGCTGTCAAGCGAATGAAAAACGGCTGCATACTCTGTGGCGGTGTTGGATCGGGAAAATCAAGAACCTCCCTCGCATATTATTACAAGGAGCAAGGAGGTCGGCTTGGTACGAATAGGTACGTCAACATGTGTAATCCTAGAGACCTTTATATCATCACGACGGCTCGTAAGCGGGATACAAAAGAATGGGAAGGAGAACTCGTTCCGTTCCTTTTAACCACGAATCCGGACGTAGCATACTACAAAAACAAAGTCGTGGTGGACTCTTGGAACAATATCGGTAAGTATAAGGACGTCTACGGAGCGTTCTTTATATTTGACGAGCAGCGTGTTGTTGGTTCGGGCGCTTGGGTCAAAGCGTTTCTTAATATTGCGAGAAAAAACAAATGGATCTTACTCTCGGCAACCCCAGGAGACACTTGGTCTGATTATATTCCGGTCTTTGTGGCGAATGGGTTTTATAAAAACAAAACCGAATTCACGAGGGAGCATATTGTATATTCTCGCTTTACTAAGTACCCGAAGATTGATCATTTCATCAATACAGGAAAGCTCATTCGCCATCGCAATGATATTTTGGTCACTATGGACTTCAATCGACCTACTGTATCGCACCATGAGGATGTATTCTGCAGCTATGACATAAGCAAATACAAAGAGACCAGCAAGACGAGATGGGACCCGTTTAAGAACGAGCCTATCGTGAATGCCGCTGGTCTTTGCTATGTTTGGCGAAAGATTGTCAATACGGACGAGTCAAGGCAAGTCGCCCTGCTTGAGCTATTTGAGAAGCATCCGAGGATGATAGTCTTCTATAACTTCAATTATGAGCTTGATATTTTGAGGGAGGTGTTTGGAAACCTTGAATGTGAAATCGGAGAATGGAATGGACAAATCCACCAACCAGTCCCTACAGGACGCTCTTGGGTTTATATCGTTCAGTACACGGCTGGTGCAGAAGGATGGAACTGTATCACTACCGACACTATTGTCTTCTGGTCGCAGAACTATTCCTATAAAGTCATGCAGCAAGCAGCGGGAAGAATCGACCGACTGAACACCAAGTTCATCGATTTATATTACTACCATTTGAAAAGCAGAAGCGGAATTGACTTAGCTATCAGTAGAGCGTTAAGTCAAAAGCGCAACTTCAACGAAGGCAAGTATGCTGGCGATAGATTCGCGTAAAACACAATTTATGTTATGGAAGGAAGACCCGAGTTGTGGTCTTTCTTTTTAATTTTGGTTGAACAATGAAAGGAGAAAGAACATGGAAACTATCAATAGCGCAACCTACTACCCGCCTGTCGATCACGATGCATATGATGAGCACGAGCTCGATATGCATTTCATCGGCGACAACTATGGAATTAATTATGGGGAGGAGTAAACAAATGTTCTACATCATATCTATCATTCTGCTGATTGTCGGCATGTTAACCAGAGAGAATACTATTGTTCTTGCGGCGGGTCTCTTTGGCATCGCTGGTGCAATCGAATTCTGGGGCGTCAAAAACGACAAAGGAGAAGACAAATGAAGCGTGAATTCATTCTGGCTGAGAAAAACGGCGAAATCCTGATCGACAACAGCTTCGAGACCGTCAAGGGCAAGTATCAGATCGTCATTCGCAGACATCGCAGTGATATTTACCTTTTCAAGTATCGAGACGGTAAGCTTCTGGAATGCCAGAATCTCAGTTGCACTAAGGCGAAGGAGGTTAAAGAGAATGAACACGACGGGTGAAATCGTCGTTAGAGGCGAAAGACGTTTGTGCAAAGTCAATTTGGGAGCATCATACGATGAGCTTGGGTTCTTTCACGGTTGGGAAAATTATTCTCGGCCATTTGCATCAAGTCCAATTCCGGGTGGTCCTCCGGCAGGAGAGGTTAGCGGAGTATGGGGAGTTGTCGAATTTGCTGACGGCGTCAGAATGATTCCTCCCTGGAAAATCAAGTTCTGCGACGAAGTCAATGCATATCTTGTCGAGATGAACAAACGTAACAAGGAGGATAAAGAGAATGGATGACTCTTACAAGGAAGTATATTTTGACTCATATTGCCACACTTGTGTCCACTTTGACAAGGCTGGATGCGAAGAACCATGCGACGAATGTCTTAGCGAACCAGTGAATTTATATTCCCATAAGCCGACCAAGTATGTGGAGAAGGAGAAGAAAAATGGCGATTAAGCTCGAGATTCAGCCCTATTGCGAGAACTGTACGATCTTCGATGCAGACGTAGAGCGTCCCCGTAAGCTCTATAAAACCGGCGCAACCGTTATCGACCCGTATGAAGTGTTCCAAACCGATACGATTGTCCGATGCGAGCATAGAAATACTTGCACCGGGCTTATGAGATATTTGGAGAAAGAGCGGCAGAAAGGAGAACCCAATGCGACTGAATGATTGGGATTGGAGACGAGAACAGGAAGAAGCCTGCCGTTTATTCGACTTTGGCGGTCGCACGGTTATCGATAATTGGCGTCCGTGGTATGAAGCCACAGATAAAGTCGCTGAATATTGCGATAATGACGTCATTGCGACGAAGTCGCTATTCGATCATTTTCAGGCTGAATATGGTGCCAAAGCACTTGAAAATAAGGAGGATACAAAAATGGATCTCAACCAGCTTACAAACAATAAGCAGACTGCCGATGTCAAACGTCGCAACATCATGAATAAACTCAAGGTCGGGGATAAGATTTGCACGAGCATCAACATGACCACCCCGCTGGAAATTACAGCATTCGATTACAAACACTATCGGATTCAGGTAAAGTCTTGCCATTATGAAGAAGGGCTTGAAACCGTCAGATGGTTTTGGATCGATCCTTTCACTATCACCGATCGGACTGTTCGCAGAGTGTCGTATGCGGACTATTACGCAGAGAAGCGCAAGCAGAAAAAGATCGGCTATCTTCCCACTCCCAAGAGGATTATCGTCAACGTAGATTCCAAAGTCACGGTCGTTATGTGGGATGACAACACGAAGACAATCGTTAAGTGTTCTGAAGCAGATCAGCATGACCCCTATGCGGCCTACTGTGCGGCGTTCGCCAAAAAGTGCTATGGCACGAATAGCCAGTTGAAGAAGACCATCGAGAACCACACCGTATTCCAGGAGTCTAAAAAGAAAGACAAGACCGCCGCGCCTCTGCTGCCGTCAATGGAAGAGGCTGCTAAAAGCTTCTGCGATACTGCGAAAAAATACTTCGGAACGGACTAGGGAGGTCTGAATTATGTTAGCTACATTGACAGTCATCTTTGTTGTCGGAATTCTGTTCATGCTGTTCCTTCTTATTGGAGGAGTATTTTACTCTCGTAAGGGGTGGAACAAGAAATTCTTCCATGACGTCATGGGTTGGCACGAACCTACCAAAAATGTCACCTTTAACGGCATCTCTTACTGCAGTCACTGCAAGTATTGCAAAAAGAGAATCATGCAAGACAGCCAGGGCAACTGGTTTTAGGTGACCTGCCATGACTATTGAAGAACGGAATAAACTCATAGAAGAAAACCTAGGCCTGGTGGGGTATGTCTGTAAAACGGCGTACCCCTCCTGCATGGGTCCGAATTTCGATGATTTCTTCCAGATTGGTTGTATAGGATTGATCGTTGCGGCCAATCGGTTTGATCCCGATAAAGACATTCAATTTTCTACATTTGCATACAAGCATATTGCTGGCACAATTGCACGTGCGATCAAAAAAGATTACGCACCAAACAACGATGTTATCTCAATTGATTCAACAGTTCCGGGTACGGATGACCTTGTTGTGGCTGATATTGTGGCTGACGAAACAGACGAGTATGACTCGATATATGTCGAAGAGGATCGTTTTCTGAAGACTCTGGACGACAAAGAACGTTATATTTGGAACCGAAGAAAAGAGGGTGCTACGTTCGCTCAGATCGGGGAAGAACTTGGAATGACCCACCAAGGCGTGCAACATCATTTGAACAAAATTCGAGGACTGTGGAAACAGTTCTCACGAGTGAAAGGATAGGAAGAACAATGCTTAAAGAAATGCTAGAACGGATAGTTGCGAGGGGCTACGAGCTTAAGTTCGTTCGCGATGTCGCTGGTAATCCGTTGGGTTTTCAAGTAGAGTTGTTTGATCCGGAGACCACTTGTCATAGCGTGTTCATTTTTGATCCGGTCAGGCAAGAGATGGCCGGACTCACTGACAACGAAATGATGACCTACATCCTGCAAAAATTGCTTAAAACAATGGAGCGTGAACGCAAATTATATTTGATGAGCGCGTTTAAAAAGGAGAACGATAATGCTTAAAATCACTGAAACTGAAGTGTTCGGCTGGAAGGCTGCGATCCGTGGAATGAGAAACGCTCATGAGTCATGGGATAAAAGCGATAGTGGATATTGTCTCGATACTCTCGCGTGTCACAATTGCAAATGGAATCGTTTGACCGAAGTTAAATGCAAAACGAACATCGACAATCATATTTTTGTGGTTGGAAAAGACGACTTCACCCTCATGAAAAAACTCGTGGCGGCGGGTACGGATCATTCGAAGTTCATGCGTATGATCCACGTCCAGTGCGACTGGGAAGCCCCGCTGTATTGGTGGAAAGAAGCAGATACATACAAGGTCGGAACTGTCCGGAACTCTTGCAGCACGATGCATAAGATCACCGAGCACGAGTTTGACATGGATATGTTTAGCCATGAACATCTCTTTGATTTCTGCCCCAGCGAACATCACAACAGCACCGATATTCTCGAGATTGCCATCGAGCATTTAAATGCTATGAGAAAAGTGCTCAATAGTTTGGATCAGGACGATCCTCTCCGAAAAGAATATTGGTGGCAACTAATCCAGCTTCTTCCCTCAAGTTACAACCAGAAAGCCACGATGGATCTCAACTATCAGGTTCTCCGCAATATGTATCATGCCCGCAAGCACCACAAACAGGATGAGTGGAGAGTGGACTTCTGTAATTGGGTCAAATCTCTCCCATATTCCGAGCTGATCACCATGACCAAAGAAGAACTGCTGGAAAGTATTAAGGAGGAATAACGATGTTGGGAGCAATCATTGTACTTATCGTAATTTCCATCTGTTCATACTGGATTGGTTATTACGGATCCAAGATCAACACTCTGAATGAATTCAAGACTGTTATGGAACAGATTCATGATAAGGCCATGGGTTCAGACTTTTCTGATGATTATCAGCGTGGTCATGCATGGGGACTCATTCACGCCATTGAGATGATCCAGAACAGTAACATGTTTTAAGGAGGAATAATATGGCATGGATTATTATGTTAGCGCATTGTTCTAAATGCGGGAGCTCTATTCCTTATTTTCATGGGGAGAAAAAAGAGAATGGCAGTTTTTTAGACCCTGCCAAATGTCCTTTCTGCGGTGAGACTTTCGAGGGCGTTGCATCGAACGATTATGACAAGACTACTCAAACCTGGACTCACGATTCCAACCAGCTCATTAGGAGAGCTAACGAACATGAATTGGAGGTTTAATCATGTGTGAAACATGTGTTCACAAAAACGTATGTCGATATGCAACGGAGTTCGACAATTTGAAAAATGACATCGCCAAAGTCACTCCGGCATGGGCTCCGACTCGATATGTTATCTCTATCGAGTGCAAGAACTATAGCAAGGCTGTCCCCGTGTCAAGAGCGGTTGCTCACAAGAACATTGTTGAAAATTACGGAGGGGTATAAGTGTCATATAAGCCATGGTACACCTCGATAATGACCAAAGATGATGACGAGAAAGATCCACTGCGCTCATACCGTAAATTCGCTTTGCGCGCTTGTAAGGACTTTTATTACCCTGAAGAGGTTTTCAGACGTGTGAAAAAAGCAAAGAGTGAATCGGAAATCGAGCAGATTATGCATGATGCTCGGAATAAGTATCTGAAGGATTGAGAGGCTGACATGACACGCAAAGAACAAACAGAGCTCTTCTATCTGAAAAATGCCCGCATCAAGCACAAGGCGCTACAGGCTCACATCAACACCCTAAACGAAATCATTTTCTGGAACAACCTCGGCAAATTGTATCTCGATGCGGGTCTAATTCGTGAGGCGGAGTATTACGTCGACATGGCGCATGACGCACTTTATGCCATGCACTAAATTTATATTTAAAAGGAGAAACATCATGAACTACATCTACACCTGTCAGGAAACCTGTAAGCAGCTTAAGCCCTGCGGTAACATTCACTGCAGCGCGAACCCCAAGTATGTCCCGCCTAAGAAAAAGGCTGAACAGAATTGTTCTGTTAAGCCTCTCGAGCGCGTGTAATGAAAGGAGAAAACTATGCATAACGACAACATGAATTGTGTCTCCGTTTGCGACTGCAAGGAGGCAAAAGAACCTCGGCCTACCCTCAGCGAGTTCCTCAGAAAGCTTGAGGATTTGAGCAACGAGAACTTCGACCTGGCAAAATCCATTAGGGACAACCTCTATGGCGCCACACCGGAAGAGGGTTGTGCTCCGACAAAACCCGTTGGATGCATGGAAGATTGCATCAAGAATATCCTGACGAATGTCAACTTAACCAATGCCGTTCTTGTCCAGATTCGCGAACGCCTGTAATGAAATGAAAGGAGAAAAAGAAAATGTCTGATCGTAAGTTTGCTAGAGGTGCTATGAGAGCCTATGCCCGTAAGCACGGTATCAAGGAGAGCAAGTATGTCCATGTCATGTTCGACCGCCTGCAGGTGAAGACTTGGGGCAAAACCGGCCGCAAGATTCACCAGGCCATCGGTACCAAGCCCAAGCGTCTTTGGAGACTTCGTATTTCCGACGCACTCGGCAACTAACAACACATATAGGGGTCTGGCTTCGGCTGGGCCCCTTTATATTTGAAAGGAGAACAAAATGTTTCTGTATACATACGAGGGCCCTGTCAAATCGTTTGATGATATTTTGTCCGATCGATGGATCGGCAGCACTTATGCAGAATCGAACGAGAAAGCAAGATCTAACCTGGCATACCAGTATAAGAAAACACACGGTCTGGATCGATCCGCAAACATCACCCTGACCGGAAAAATCGAACGAGTTTGAAAGGAAAGAACTATGAACTACATTATTAATCCCAGTTGGTTCTATTGGCTGGGCGTCGTTGAATCCATGCGTTACTTTATGGTCGCAGCGTTTATTATATCTATCGCCGCCATCATTGTGGCCATAGTTATCGTTCCAGTGGACATGCGCATGATTCGTGATTTTCCAGCCATGAGTGACGACGAAAGAAAATCTGTTCAGTTTTTCACGAAGGTACTGAAAGCCGCAATCTGGGCGTTAGTCATTAGTGGGCTGATCTTGTTGTTTGTTCCGTCTAAGGAAACAATCATCGGAATGATGATCGCTAAGCAGGCCACTTATGAAAACGCAACCTGGACGCTTGATGCATTAAAGAGCGCTGTGGACTATGTCATTCAGGCTATGCAAAGTCTGAAGTAAAGGAGAAACCATGACCAGGAAAGAATGGGTGCAAATGCATTATCCTGAGAACACTGGCGAATGCTACACGGGTGGAGTTGCGAGTTGCCCGCACAAATATTCGGGACTTCGTGAGTTGGATCCGATGGTTTCCAAGTTGCAAGGCTGTTGTTTTGGGCTTTGCGGCAAATGCTGGAACGCTGAAATTCCTAATACCGAAAAGGAGACAAAAATGATCGACAAGAAAATTGATGACAATGGCAACGTCTTATCCATTGAGGCGGGCCCGCACATTCTCGATAGCGGTGACCGGACAGAATTCGAGTCCGGAGCCGTAAGAGACATGCGAGAAGGAAAAGGCAGATGCGATTTGATGCCTTTGGGAGTAGTTGGACGGTTGTTCAACCACAAATTCTTCAATTACATTGAGGACTTCCAGCGCGATGGGGACGTAACCAATCTATACAAAGCAATTGATTTCTTCTCTCTGCATTGGATTCCGAGTGTTGACGAAATCGATAAAAGACCATTAGAGCATGTTTCTTATGCCAATATGTGTCTCGATGTTGCCAAGCACTTTGAAGAAGGTGCGAAGAAGTACGGGGACAACAACTGGAGAAAGGGCATCCCCGCACATGTCTACATCGACTCGGCTGTGCGGCACTATCTGAAGTATATCGCAGGCTGGGAGGATGAACCCCATGACAGAGCTGTTGCATGGAATCTCATGTGCTGTATCTGGACGTGTGACAACAAGCCCGAGCTGAACGACTATGCGACAAAGGAGGAGGATGTTCAATGAGACGTCTTAAGTACGATCTTAAAATGTCGGATGGAAGCATACTCTCCTATAAGGTTGACGTACCTGACGACATGACAGTCAGCAAGATGACTGAACGCATAACCAGCGCTGAAAGATTTTTCATTTTGGACCACCCAAGCGGCGATACCGTGTTAATTAACATGCGTCACATTATGACCATCGCTGTTTCCGATATCACCGACCCCGCGTAAAAAACACTCTCCTTTATGAGGAAACTCATATTTGAAAGGAGATTTATCATGAAACGTATTTATCTTTACGGTATCGCAGGAGCAGCAGACCACTATAAGGTTGTTAGATACTCATGTGTCGACAGTGATGGCGTAACTATCATGGCGCTGAAATACGAGGCAGCAAGGTTGCGGATGGATTATCCGAACATTGGGCACGTATACGCAGTGGATGAAAGTCAAAGCCTTTACCGGAGTTACATAGAGGCTGTCAGAAAGAACTCGATGGAGGTATGCATAAGCTTCCGCGATACGCTGATGAGACAAGGCGTAGAAGTGATCTAAGCACATATGAGGAAGGGAGAGCCTGAGGAAACTTGGGCTCTTCTTTTAATTTTGAACGACGAAATGGAGGAACATTTGTCAATGAAGACTTTACAAAACAAGCCTTACAGAGGCTTTAGGAAGCTCGTAGACCGATATATCGATACGGTCATCTATTTACTCATCCTGGCATGGATCGTTGCTCTAACGGCTTCTGTGGCCCATTTAGGGCATGAAATGGAGGCTCTTGAGGAGCAAATTGATATTTTGACAGAAACAATCGACAGTGCCGAACTTATGGTGTTCGATTCATCAATTGTATTGAACGATACGGTTGAGGAAACTGAAGAAATTGACAAACCTGAGTACCATATCGAAGCCACTTGGCCTGAGCTGTATACGGACGAGGACGTCGTTGTGCTTACCAAGATGCTTTATGGAGAAGCACTAGGAGTTCCGGAATTGAATGTTAACGGAAAGGATGTTAGCACCAAGTGTCAGCAAGCCGCCGTTATTTGGACAGTGCTGAATCGCTATGACGCTGGATATTCTGACTCCATTACTAAAATTGTTAAGGCACCTAAACAGTTCGTTGGATATAGAGAATCGAATCCGATCGATGAGGAATTGATGGATTTGGTTAAGGATGTACTGGATCGATGGAACAATGAAAAGTATGGGAAAACTGACGTTGGTCGTGTGTTACCTGCTGATTACTTATGGTTCCGTGGCGACGGTAAATACAATCATTTTAGGAATGAATACGAAGGCGGTACTCGCTGGCTATGGGAGATGGAGGATATTTATGGATGACATCAAGCAGAATAAAGAGGGCTATAAAGACCCTACAGCATACAAAGTGCTGAGAAAAGAGCAGCTTGAGGAAGAACGTTTCAAGCGTCTCATGGCGACAATCTTTTATATTTGTGAGAATGCTGGGTTCCACATTGAAGAGAGGATGGTTATTAAAGATCTTCGCACGGGGCGTATATGGAGGTAACGCGAAATTTGCAATCTCTTTTATGAAAGGAGTGACGTATATGGATAACACTATCATTGCAAGACGTCCCACTACAGATGAGGAGAATGCAATTGGAGCATCGTTAAACGGTATATCGATGGCCATGAATGTATTGCTGACGAATCTTTCTAAGAGTGATTACTTAAAGAAAGACCCAACAAGATTCATGGCATTGTTCGGTTTACAAAAAACGATACTGGAGGCAGAGGCAGATTTCTTCGGGTTTATGTCGTGGGACGATCTCGTGAAGTGGCAAAATACCCATGGAAACGTTTTGAGAAAGATTGAGCTCTAACAAGGGCTCTTTCTTTTCGCGAAAATAACACACTCCTTTATGGAACCAAAACCAATACGGTTTAATTTGAAAGGAGAAATTATTATGAAGAACATTATGAAGTTTATGGACGAACACACTGGTGTCGCGGTTTGCGGGATCTTGGTGGCGGCCAGTACGGCTACAGTTGTCATGTATAAGAGATTCTTGGACAAACTGTATGGGAATGAATTCCAGGAGGATGAGGTCTAACAAGGCCTCTTCCTTTTATTTGAGAACGCTTCGCGACGTAGTCGTGGAGTGATGTAATTTGAGCAGACAGCAACAAAGTTGTTGGCTAATGTAATTATGTAATTCGAGAATGGCCACGCGTCAAAAACACGCCCCTTTATGAAAGGAGACGATTATATGGAGAAGAACAACATCATTAGGAATGTCATTATCGCTTTTGTGGCGGCTATCGCTGGATTGATTATCTGGGCGGCGGTCAAAGCATTTAAGAGGGAATGACAGACTTAAAGAGGGGACTTAACATAATAGTCTCTTCTTTTTATTTGAGCATGTACTAACGAAGGTTAGTGCATAATGTTATTTGAGAAGTCGATGACATAGCTATCGGCTAATCTAATTTGAGAAGGCGGCAACGAAAGGAGAAGGAATGAAGGAATCATTTAAAAAACGCGGCCGACCTCGGGTAGGTACGGGTAAGGACGGACAATGGCACGTCCGTACAACGCCTAAAGACGACTCGATGATGAACTATCTTGTCGAAAAAAGAGGTATGTCAAAAACGGAAATTATTCTAGATGCGGTACGTGCACAGTACAATTTTGAGCTGGCTAAGGACGATTAATGTGTACACAAAAATCATTTTTGACCGATTTTGTATTTATGTATATACAAAAATAGGAAGTGAAAAATTAGAAAAAATTTAGAAAAAACGGAGGGGTTGCATACAGATCAACTTTTTAGTATTTATGTATATACAAAAATAGGTCCAAAAAACCTAGTATTTGCAAGGGTTTTCGGGCTTTTTGAATTATGTATATACAAAAGGGTTTATTTGTATACAACCCCCCTTATTTAATGTGAGAGAAAATGTGTTATTTATAAGCTAGTTTGGGTGGGGGTTGCATACAGATCAACTTTGTATATACAAAAATAATAAGGAGGATTTTATCATGATGAGCGAAATGGAATGGATGGACATTTTTGCAGGTAATTTGAGGAGTCTTATGGATGAGGAACGAATGTCTCAGAATGAGCTTGCGAGAAAAACTGGTATTTCAAAAGGAACAATCAGTAGATATTTAAGTGCGCAATGTATGCCGTCCGTAAACGCACTTGTGAATATTGCCCACGTGTTTAAAGGTTGCGAGATTACGGATCTTTTATATTTCTATGACAACATGGAGTTGAGACCGTCTAGGCGGTAAAAAGATCGGGGTCGTGTTAAATGCATGGCCTCTTTCTTTTGCCCTCACGTTTTGTCTTCGCGTGAAAAACATGCCCTTTTATGAGAGGAAGAGACGATATGCAAAAATCGCAGCACTTCCTCTTTTCATTTCAATACATAAAGAAAGGAGAATCACTTATGGCAAGAAGCTCGAGACTGGAAAGCGGATTCCAGGACAAATTGATCAAAGAAATCAAAAGCTTATTTCCTGGAAGTATAGTCTTTAAGATGGACCAGATTCAAGGCATTCCTGATCTGCTTGTTCTCTACAAGGATAAGTGGTTCTCGCTCGAATGCAAGAAGAGCGCAAGCGCATCAAGAAGGCCCAACCAAGAATACTATGTTGATTTGATGAACAAGATGTCGTTCTCAAGATTCATTTGTCCTGAGAACAAGCAGGAGGTATTAGATGAACTTCGTAAAGCATTCTAACTTGGAAGGGCTTCATGCCCCTTTTAGCCCTAGCGCATCTAGCTGGCTTCGTTATGACGAAGATAAAGCTATTATCGTCTATAAAAACATGCAAGCCAAAGAGATGGGCACTCGACTTCACGCCTGGGCCAAGGAAACTATTGACCTTGGTATTAAACAGCCTCGTTCTAAGAAGACCATTTACATGTATATCAACGATGCAATTGGTTTCAAGATGAACACTGAAGTCGTTTTATATTACTCCGACTATTTCTTCGGCACTGCGGATTCGATTTCTTTTAGAAATAACTTCCTTCGAATCCATGATCTCAAAACTGGAAAACACGAAGCATCCATGGAGCAGCTATTAATTTATGCTGCTCTTTTCTGTTTGGAGTACAGAGTCAAACCCACCGAACTTAATGGATGTGAACTGAGGCTTTATCAAAGTGATGAAGTTATTTGCGACAATCCTGCGCCCGAAGATATTCTGGCCGTCATGGATAAGATCGTGCAACTAAATAAGGCGCTTGAACGAGTCGATTATTTGGAGGGTTGAGACTATGAATCCTGTTGCAGAAGAAATGCTATCATATTTGGGGTCTGCTGAATCCATGGATGAAGACAGCCTCATGCATTACGGCATTAAACGCCGTTCTGGTAGATATCCTTGGGGTTCTGGTGAGGACCCTTATCAACATGGTCGAGACTTTCTCGGTCGTGTCGATGAAATGCGCAAAAACAACTTTACATACACCGATGAAAAAGGTAAGACCTGGTCTGGTGATGCAGCCATTGCCAAGTCCATGGGTCTTAGCACTACTCAGTTCAGAACCGAACTCGGCTTAGCCAAAGATGAGCGCCGTATGCTGCAGGTTGAAACTGCCAAGCGTCTCAGAGATAAAGAAGGCATGGGTCCGAGTGCAATCGGTAAAGAAATGGGGCTCAATGAATCCACTGTCAGATCTCTGCTTAACGAGAACTCTGAGTCTCGTATGAACAAAGCAAAAGAGACTGCTGAATTTCTTAAGACAAGAATAAAAGAGGTCTCTGCTGACGGTGGAATGATCGACATCGGTAGTGGTGCAGAAAGGGAACTTGGTATATCAAGAGAGAAGCTCAACCAGGCGTTATATTTACTTGAGAAAGAAGGATACAACGTTTATGGCGGTCGCTTCGAACAGGTGACCAATCGAGGAAACTTTACCACTCAGTTAGTTCTGTGTCCTCCTGGCACTGAACACAAAGCCATTTATGACCTCGACCGAGTTCATACTATTAAAGAATACATCAGCCGTGATGGTGGAGAAACTTATGAAAAGAAGTTCAACTATCCGGCAAGCATGGATTCTAAGAGACTGAAGATTCGTTATAACGAAGATGGTGGAATCGATAAAGATGGTGTAATTGAACTTAGACGAGGTGTTGACGATTTATCGTTAGGAGAATCTCGCTATGCTCAAGTTCGTATTCTTGTTGATGGCACTCATTATCTTAAAGGTATGGCTGTCTATTCTGACCATATGCCTGACGGCGTTGATGTGGTGTTTAATACTAATAAGCATCGTGGCACTCCTATGACCGACGTTCTTAAGAAGATCAAGAGCGACCCCGATAACCCGTTTGGTTCTGCTATCAAGGATGCCGAACAAGGCGGACAGTATTGGTATGACCCGAAGACTGGAAAGAGAGTCAGCTCCAAAACACCTGGTGCTAAACTCGGTCTTATCAATAAGCGTGCTGATGAAGGCGACTGGAATGATTGGCAAGATGCCCTTCCTTCTCAGTTCTTAGGTAAGCAGTCGCTTAGCATGATCAAGAAGCAGCTCAATCTTGCTAAGGCCGATAAGCTCGACGAGTATGACGCTATCTGTTCGCTCACAAACCCCACTGTCAAGAAGTATTATCTTGAGAAGTTTGCGGATGGTTGTGATGCAGCAGCCGTCAACTTGAAAGCAGCAGCTCTTCCTGGTCAGCGCTATCACGTTATCATTCCTGTCAATTCATTGAAGGATACCGAAGTGTATGCTCCTGGCTATGAGCCTGGCACTAAGCTTGCTCTTGTTCGTTATCCTCATGGTGGCACATTCGAGATTCCTATTCTCACGGTCACCGATAAGAACCAGGCAGCCAAGCGACTCATTGGCACTGAGAGCATCGATGCTATTGGTATCAATAAGAGCATCGCGGATCGTTTGTCCGGCGCTGACTTTGATGGTGATACTGTCATGTGTATCCCGACTCATGATAAAGGTGGCAAAGTAAAGATCACTTCCACTCCGCCATTGAAGGGTCTTGAAGGGTTTGACCCCAAAGACAAGTATAGTGGCGAAGCTCATGATGGGCCTGACGGCAAGAAGCATTACTATCAAAATGGTCAAGAGTATCGCTTAATGACTAAGCGCGGAACTCAGACTCAGATGGGGATCATCTCCAACCTGATTACTGACATGACCCTTGCTGGTGCTAATGACAATGAGCTGGCTGCTGCTGTCCGTCATAGTATGGTTGTCATTGATGCAGAGAAACATCATCTCAACTATAAGCAGAGTGAGATCGACAACAACATCGCTGCCCTGCATCAAAGGTATCAAGGAAAGAAGACTGGTGGTGCATCCACTATTCTTTCTAGAGCCAAGGGCGAAGAGGCTGTTGATAAGAGACAAGGCTCGCCTCGTATCAACATGAAGGGCAAGGAATGGTATGATCCTAGCAAGCCCGAAGGTGCACTGATCTATAAGCTGGCGGATGATGCCACCTATCAAGTGACCAAAGTTAATAAGCGTACTGGCGAAGTCACTGTGGAAACCAAGGTCCGTAAGCAGAAGAGTACCCATATGGCTGAGACTGATGATGCCTACACGCTTGTGTCTAAGTCCAACAATCCTAAAGAGTTGGCTTATGCTGACTATGCCAACGAGATGAAGGCGCTTGCTAACAAGGCCCGTAAGGAGCTAATGACCACAGGGAAGATCGAGCACAATGCCCAGGCTAAGACTACCTATCAGAAAGAGTACGACTCCCTAATGGCTAAGCTTAACACTGCGGAGCTCAATAAGACCCGAGAGAGAGCAGCTCAGCGTATGGCTAATGCCGAGATCACTAGCAAACTCAAGACTAACCAGTTGGATAAGAGTGATGTTAGAAAAGCTAGCCAGCAGGCCCTGACTAAGTATCGTGGTGAAGTGGGATCGGTAGCCCGGAAGAAGCGTAACATCGAGATCACCGATAGAGAATGGGAAGCCATTCAGGCAGGTGCAATCAGTGAGAGTAAGCTTAAGCGCATACTCAATAACACTGATGCAGATAAGCTTAGAGAAAGAGCTATGCCTAAAGCTTCTTCTATATTAAGTTCTGCTAAGATCAATAAGATCAAGTCCATGAGTGCATCTAACTACACATTAAGTCAAATAGCTGAAGCTTGCGGCTGTTCTGTTTCTGCTGTTTCTAAATACTTGAAAGGAGCGAATTAACAATGTCAAATGATTGCATGTTAACAACAAACGACAATCCTTACAATCCGTTTGATGAGTTCGCTCTTTGGTTGCTGTTTGATAAAGAAAAAGGTTACAACACTTGTGAATATTTAGCTCGAATTACTCAATTGTCTGATGATTTGTCGGAGAAAGAGACAGAAGACGAGATTGAGAGAGCAATGGATGAGATCATCAAGTATGATCCATTCGGTATCTACATGAAAGTAACAAAAGAAAGCTTTAAAACAGAAACAAAAGTCGAATCGAACACGGAAACCAGTGATGTATAACTGGATTGGCTGCTTTTAAGGGGTGAGGGGGGTCGCTAAAAATGCACCCCCTCCCCACATCGCGCCGGTCTTTATATTTTCTCCGGGGGAATTTTTTGAAAAAGCATTTCACTTTCGCCGGGTGTTTAAAAGGGTCTACAGGGTCGAGCTGCGCGCACAGGCATGCCTCCTCTGTGTCGTTTTTAACTTCTCCTTTCAACGACTTTAAAAGACTCCCTTGTAGGCCCCTTTAAGCACCCGACGAAAGTCATACAAAACTGTAGGAGAGGAGGCAGTAAGTATGGCAAAAGTTAAGACAACAAGCTCTTCCTCTAATCGAAGTGCTATGAGACCCGCACTAACTCCAGAGGCTCGAGAAAACCAGCTCATTTCCTTGGCGACTGATCTTGTTGAGAAGCGTTTGAGGGAAGGAACTGCCTCGTCTCAGGAGACCACTCACTTTCTCAAGCTTGCCTCTACAAAAGCCAGGCTCGAGAAACAGATTCTTGAGAAACAAGCGGAACTTATTACTGCTAAGACAGAAACACTCAAGTCTCAGAAGAAGGTCGAAGAGCTTTACACCGAGGCCATGAAGGCCTTTCGTAATTATAGTGGGCAGGGTGAACCCGATGAGTATTAGGACATATTCCGAGTTGATCACCATACCCACCTTTGAGGAACGCTATCAGTATCTTCGTCTTAATGGAAGAGTTGGCGAAGAGACTTTTGGGTTTGATAGATGGCTTAACCAACGATTCTACAAAGATCCCGAATGGCTTGCAGTCAGGGACGAGGTTATTATTCGAGATAACGGTTGCGACCTAGCATTCCCCGGTCGAGAGATCTATTCTCGAATCATAATCCATCATATGAATCCGATTCGCAAAGAGGACATTCTCCAGCGAAGTAAGATTCTACTTGATCCTGAGAACTTGATTTGCACAATCAAGAATACTCACGACGCAATCCATTATGGAGATGAGAATCTTCTATTTAAAGGACCCGTTGAGCGAAAACAAAATGACACTTGCCCTTGGCGGCGATAAAGAAGGAGGGAGACCATGGAAAGTATCTTGACATCGATTAAGAAGATGCTCGGAATCGATGAAGAGTATACTCATTTCGATGCAGACATCATCATGCACATCAATTCTGTGCTTATGATCCTGACACAGCTTGGGGTTGGTCCGGCAGAAGGCTTCATGATCGAAGACGATACTTCTACCTGGGCCGACTTCGTTCCGGAAGTCAATGCTGCTCAACTTCATGCAATTAAAAGCTACATCTTCATGAAGGTGAAGCTGATCTTCGACCCGCCTCTTAGTTCTGCCGTCATTGATTCCATGAATCGACAGATTGCCGAATTCGAATGGCGTCTGAATGTGGCTGTCGATCCTAAGACGTGAGGAAGGAGGTACATTTGGATGGAAAACGAGTTAATGCATTGGGGTATTAAAGGTATGAAATGGGGAGTTCGTCGATATCAAAATAAAGATGGCTCCTTAACCCCTGCCGGCAAGAAGCGGTACGACAAGGAGATGGCGAAACTCAAGGAAGAGGAGAAAATCGCCAAGAACAAACTTAAGACTCAAGCTAAACTCAACAAGCTTGATGAAAAGCGCAAAGAGGTTGAAGCGCTTAAAAGCGGAAAGCCTATTGCAAAGAAAACTCAGCAGTCCTCTAAACCCAGTGTAAAGGACATGTCCGATGAAGAGCTTAGACAGACCGTTAATCGTCTGCTTATGGAGCAGCAGTATGCAAAGCTGAACCCACAGCAAGTGTCGGCCGGTCAGAAGTTCGTCAAGAAAGTCATGAACGATGTCGTGGCTCCTGCTGCTACCGAGGTCGGCAAGAACGTCCTTAAAGACGCGATGACCAAGGCTGTCAAGAACGCTTCTGACCCATCTAAGAAGAAACAGAACTAAGTAGGTGATGATATGGCATTATCGAATACTGCCACGCCAAAATATTACGGGCAATTTCGTGATGCTGTAATCCGAGGCGAAATCCCCGTATGTGAACAAATCTCTATGGAAATGAATCGAATAGACGCATTGATTGCAAACCCTGGAATTTGGTATGACGACCAAGCTATCCAGGGTTTTATTAATTTCTGCGAAAATGAGCTCACCCTTACCGACGGTGATGATCTCCGGCTACTCGATTCATTCAAACTGTGGGCAGAGCAGATCTTCGGTTGGTACTACTTTGTTGAGCGCAGCGTATATGAACCTGATCCTGAGGGTCGTGGCGGACGTTATGTAACTAAGCGAATCAAGAAACGCTTAATCAACAAACAGTATCTGATCGTTGGTCGAGGCGCTGCCAAATCTATGTATGCCTCATGTATTCAGGCCTACTTTCTGACTGTAGATCCTGCTACTACTCAGCAATCGACGACTGCTCCGACCATTCGACAGGCGGAGGAAGTTCTAGCACCGATCAAAACCGCCCTGGCTAGAGCTAGAGGGCCGTTCTTTAAGTTTCTAACCGAAGGCTCGTTACAGAACACTACTGGTTCTAGAGCCGACCGTGTGAAGCTTGCAAGCACGAAGAAAGGCATCCAGAACTTCATGACCAATTCTTTGCTCGAAATCGTTCCCATGAGTATTGACAAATACCAGGGCCGTAAAGACAAGGTGGTCACGGTTGACGAGTGGTTGTCTGGTGACACCAGAGAGGACGTTGTCGGTCCTGCAGCTCAGGGTGCCGCTAAGAATGAGGAATATCTCATCATTGCTATCAGCTCCGAGGGTACTGTCCGTAATGGACCAGGCGATACAATCAAAATGGATTTAATGAATGTACTCAAGGGTGATTATCCCGACATTCACACGTCCATTTGGTGGTATAAGCTTGACTCAATTGATGAGGTTGGCGACCCCAGTATGTGGGTTAAAGCTAACCCTAACCTCGGTCGCACGGTTAGCTATGAAACCTATCAGCTAGAGGTTGAGAAGGCCGAAAATAACCCCGCAGTCAGAAACGATACCCTTGCCAAGCGATTCGGCATTCCCATGGAAGGTTACACCTATTACTTCACATACGAAGAAACCCTTCCTCACCGTTATCGCGAGTATTGGCAGATGCCCTGCGCACTTGGCGCCGACCTTTCTCAGGGTGACGACTTCTGCGCATTTACGTTCTTGTTCCCGTTGCCGAAAGGCGCCTTTGGCATCAAGACACGTAACTATATTACCGAGCTAACGCTTAGTAAACTCCCTTCGGCCATGCGCTATAAGTATGACGAATTCACCAAAGAGGGAAGCCTCATTGTTATGCCGGGCACAGTTCTCGACATGATGGAGGTTTACGAGGATCTCGACAACTACATTTCAGAGGTTCAGTATGATGTTCGTTGCTTTGGCTACGACCCATACAATGCTAAAGACTTCGTAGCTCGTTGGGAATCCGAGAATGGTCCCTTCGGAATCGAGAAAGTTATCCAGGGCGCAAAGACCGAATCCGTTCCCCTTGGCGAGTTAAAGAAACTTGCCGGAGAGCGACTCCTCCTGTTCGATGAAGCACTCATGACCTATACAATGGGTAACTGCATTGCAATGGAGGACACCAACGGTAACCGTAAGCTTCTCAAGAAGCGGTACGATCACAAGATCGATGCTGTTGCAGCTATGATGGATGCTTACGTTGCCTATAAATTAAACCGTGATGCTTTTGAATAAGGAGGTGAGTGTGTCTTGAATGACAATGAACTGATGCACTATGGAGTTCTTGGCATGAAATGGGGTGTTCGAAGAGGGCGCTCTGATAAGGTCTATGCCAAGGCTCAGAAGAAAATGGCGAAGCTTGACCGTAAAGTCGACAAGTATCAGCGAAAAAAGTACAAGCATGCCAACCCTCTTATCAGAACTGAGATCAGCGATGGTCTGTACAGGAGCGCAACCCGCAAGCATGACAAAGCCGAAGCTAAGGCGATTAAGTGGTACAAACAGTCCGCGAAAGTTCTTGGCGACCAGCAAGTAAGCAAATTCGTCGATAGCGAAGGGGTTGCAGTTGGCAAGAAATATGCTGACATGCTCAAGGACCATAAACTCTGATGACCACATCAGCTACTGATAAGGAGGTGAGCGAATTCTAATGGGAATCTCGGATAGACTTCAGCACGCATGGAATGCGTTTATGAATCGAGACCCTACGTATAACTATCAGGACCTCGGAAATAGCTATTCCATTCGACCGGATCGACCTCGATTCACGCGAGGCAATGAAAGGTCCATTGTTACCTCCGTATATAACCGTATCGCACTGGACGTATCAGCAATCAGTATTCAACATGTTCGACTAGACGACAACGATCGTTTTAAAGAGCAGATGAATAGCGGTCTCAATAGTTGCTTGACGCTTAGCGCCAACACTGATCAGACGGGCCGAGCATTTATTCAGGATGCTGTCATGTCTATGTTGGATGAGGGGTGTGTCGCAATTGTTCCAATCGATACAACTACCAACCCAAATATTAGCGACTCATATGACATCCTGACAATGCGAACAGCGAAGATTCTGGACTGGTACCCCAACCATGTGCGGATTCGTGTGTATAACGAAAGGACCGGTCGTCAAGAAGAGACCATTGTTCCCAAAAAGATGGTCGCCATTGTCGAGAATCCGTTATATGCGGTGATCAATGAACCGAACTCCACAATGCAGCGTTTGGTTCGCAAACTCGGTCTTCTGGATGTAACCGATGAGCAAACCGCATCGGGCAAATTGGATTTAATTATTCAATTGCCATACATCATCAAGACCGAAGCAAGGCGTCAACAGGCCGAAGAAAGGCGTAAAAGCATAGAGATGCAATTGGCCGGCTCTAAGTATGGTATCGCTTATACCGATGGTACTGAGCGTATCACACAGTTGAACCGTTCTCTCGAAAACAACCTGATGAAGCAGATTGAGTATCTGACGAGCATGCTATACAGCCAGTTAGGTATTACCCAATCGATTTTGGATGGTACTGCAGACGAGAAAACTATGCTCAACTATTACAGCCGCACAATTGAACCTATCGTTTCGGCGATTGTTGACGAAATGAAACGCAAATTCTTAACCAAGACAGCTCGTTCGCAGCATCAATCGATTGCATTCTTTAGAGATCCGTTTAAGCTCGTTCCTGTTAACGATATCGCTGAAATCGCAGACAAGTTCACGCGCAACGAGATCATGACCTCCAATGAACTCAGACAAATTGTCGGCATGAAGCCTTCCGACGATCCGAAGGCCGATAAACTGATCAATAGTAATCTGAATCAGCCGGAGGAAACAGAAAATCCGATTGACAAAACGAACAACAAAAACAAGGAAGGAGAGCAAATTCAAAATGGATAACAACTTTGATTTCTGCGGATGGGCAACACGTAATGATCTGAAATGTTCGGATGGTCGTGTCATTCGTAGAGACGCATTCAAGCACAATGACGGTCAGCAGGTTCCTCTTGTCTGGAGCCACCAGCATACCGACGTCAATGATGTGCTCGGACATGCGCTGCTTGAGAATCGTGATGAGGGCGTGTACGCCTATTGCAAGTTCAACGATACCGAAAGCGGCCGTACTGCCAAGCTCCTGGTTCAGCATGGCGACGTGAATGCACTGTCGATCTATGCAAATCAGCTTCAGCAGCAGGGTCCGAACGTTATGCACGGTAACATCCGTGAACTGAGCCTGGTTCTCGCCGGTGCCAATCCTGGTGCCTTTATCGAATCCATCATCAAGCATGGTGAAGAGTCCGAAGAAGAAGGCATTATCTATACCGGAGAGAAACTCACTCTGGCGCACGCCGAAGAGTCTGCCGAGAAGAAGGAAGAGTCCAAAGAGGAAAAGAAGGACAACTCCGAAAAGGAAAAGACTATCGGCGATGTGTTAAACACGCTCACTGAAGAGCAGAAAACTGCCGTGTATGCGATCGTTGGACAGGCGGTTCAGCATGGCGACGAAAATTCCGAAAATGATGAAGACGAGGAGGAAACCACAATGAAACACAATCTGTTCGACAAGGATACCCAGCAGCAGGAAGAGAATGTCATCAGCCATGACGACATGCAGACGATTATCGCTGATGCTAAGCGTTACGGCAGCATGAAGGACAGCTTCCTGGCTCACTCCACCGAGATCGAGTATGCGCCTAAGTCTGGCACTTATGGCATCAACACGCCCGATTATCTGTTCCCCGAGGCTCGCAACCTCAACACTCCGCCTGAGTTCATCAAGCGCGAGATGGGTTGGGTCCAGAAGGTTATGGGCGGTGTTCACCACTCTCCCTTCTCCCGCATCAAGTCTATGTTCGCGGACATCACTGAAGATGATGCTCGTGCGAAGGGTTACATCAAGGGCAAGCTGAAGAAGGAAGAGGTCTTCGGTCTGCTCAAGCGCACTACGACTCCTACCACGATCTATAAGAAGCAGAAGATGGATCGCGATGACGTGATCGACATCACTGATTTCGACGTGATCGCCTGGCTGAAGTCCGAGATGCGCATGATGCTCGACGAGGAAATCGCTCGCGCCATCCTGGTTGGCGACGGCCGTTCCTCCTCCAGCGATGACAAGATCAACGAAATGAACATTCGTCCTATCTGGAAAGACGAGGACCTGTTCACCATCAAGTCCACCATCGAAGTCGATGCTGCGGCCAATGCTGACCAGCGCGCTAAGGCGTTCATCCGTGCCTGCATCAAGTCCCGCAAGAACTACAAGGGCTCCGGCACTCCGACCCTGTTCACCACGGACGATGTTCTCACCGATTGCCTGCTGCTCGAGGATGCAAACGGTCGTGTCATCTATGACACCGAGGAGAAGCTTCGCACTGCTCTTCGCGTCAGCTCTATCGTGACTGTCCCTGTCATGGAGAACCTGAAGCGTGATGACGGTGAGGGTAATAACCTCGACCTCATGGGCATCATTGTCAACTTGGCCGACTACAATGTCGGTGCTGACAAGGGCGGTGCCGTCAACATGTTTGACGACTTCGATATCGACTACAACCAGCAGAAGTATCTGATCGAGACTCGCTGCTCCGGCGCTCTCATCAAGCCCTTCTCCGCCATTGTTCTCGAGATGAAGACCAAGGCTTGATGAAAGTCGAGGTGAAAATTCAAAATGGCTAAATGGTATGGAAAAGTTGGCTACGCTGAGCAAGTAGAAACCGCACCCGGTGTGTGGGAAGAGAAGGTTACCGAACGTCAGTATTACGGTGATGTGGTTCGTAACATCCGGAAGCTTGAATCTTCTGGGGAAGTTAATGACAACATTAACGTATCTATGGAAATCAGTATTGTGGCCGACCCGTATGCCATTCAGAATTTTCATGCGATGCGATACATCGAGTTTATGGGTAGCTTATGGAAGATTTATAACGTCGAAGTAAGCTACCCAAGACTAATACTGACGATAGGAGGGCTGTATACAAATGTCGAGCAGACTTGACCTGCAGACCATCTTGGAGGGAATCCTGGGTAGCCGTAATGTGTATTTTCAACCCCCTTCCTCAGTACGAATGCAATACCCAGCAATTGTTTATAAACGAAAAAACATCGAAAAGAGATCCGCCAATGATGGTGCTTATCGTAAACTGCTAAGCTATGAAGTGATTCTTATTGACAAGAATCCTGACAGCAAAGTCATAGAGAAGATCTTTGATCTACCTTATTGCAGTTTTGATAGACACTATGAATCTGACAATCTCAATCATGATGTTTTCACACTATACTTCTAAAAGGAGGACAACACTATGTCTAAACTTGTTTGGGACAAGACTGGCGAACGCCTGTACGAAACTGGCGTAAAGCAGGGCGTCCTGTATCCTATGGATGCCAAAGGCACTTACCCCAAGGGTGTGCCTTGGAATGGCCTCACCAACGTTACCGAGAGCCCTTCTGGTGCTGAGGCGACGGCTCTGTATGCGGATGATATCAAGTACCTCAACCTGATGTCCAACGAGGAATTTGGCGGCACCATCGAGGCCTATACCTACCCCGATGAATTCGCCGAGTGTGACGGCTCTGCGTCCATCGCTACCGGTGTCTATATCGGTCAGCAGGCTCGTAAGACCTTTGGCTTCTGCTATCGCACGACCATCGGCAATGACGTCGAAAGTAATGCGCACGGCTATAAGCTGCATCTGGTGTATGGCGCTCTGGCTTCTCCCTCTGAGAAGGCCTATGCGACCATCAATGACAGCCCCGAGGCCATTACGTTCTCTTGGGAGTTCAGCACTACCCCTGTGAACGTTACCGATTTCAAGCCCACCGCTTGTCTCACTATCGATTCCACCAAGGTCGATGCTGAGAAGCTGGCTGCTCTCGAGAAGATCCTTTATGGTGACGATGCTGACGATACTGCCGTGGCTCGTCTGCCTCTGCCTGATGAAGTCGCTCAGGTCATGGGCACTGTGTAAACAGCCCAACCATATAACCACGGGAGTCGTATTCAGTTAGGCTGGCGACTCCCTTTTTAAATTGAAAGGAGATTTATCATGCTTAAAAAGACTATCACCTATACCGACTATAACGAAGTCGAAAGAACCGAAGATTTCTACTTCAACCTGTCCAAGGCCGAACTGGCCGAAATGGAGCTCAGTGTCGACGGCGGCTTTGCTGAGATGGCAAAGAAGATCGCCGATACGAAGAATGCTCCGGAGCTCGTGAAGCTTTTCAAGGAGCTTATCCTCAAGGCTTACGGCGAGAAGAGCGCTGATGGCAGACGTTTCATGAAGGTCGACGAGAGGGGCGTCCCCCTGTCGATCGGTTTCTCTCAGACCGAAGCATATTCTCAGCTTTTCATGGAACTGTCCCAGGATGCTGACGCTGCAGCCAAGTTCTTTACCGGTGTTATCCCGGCTGATCTCGGCAAGGAAGTTGCAGCCCAGTTGCCCAACAAGATCTGATCAAACACGTTGGAGAGATGAATAATGTTCCAGCTTGAAATACCAGTTAGTCCCGAATCTTGGGACGAAGCCACGGAAGAGTTCATTCCAGCGAAGACTGTGACGCTCCAATTAGAGCATTCTCTCGTCTCTCTGTCAAAATGGGAATCCAAATGGAATAAACCATTTCTTTCAAATACTACAAACATGTCATCGGAGGAAAGTCTTGACTACATTAGATGTATGACCATTACCAAGAATGTAGACCCGATGCTTTACCTTAACCTTACGACTGCAAATGTTGAGGCGGTTATCAGTTACATCAATGCGCCGATGACCGCTACAACATTTTCTAACCGTCAAAAGGAAAAGGCGAATAACGAAATCGTGACGTCGGAGTTAATCTACTATTGGATGATCGCGTACAACATCCCGTTTGAATGTCAGAAGTGGCATTTGAATCGACTGTTGACATTAGTGCGAATCTGTGGAATCAAGAACGCTCCCCCGAAGAAGCAGAGCAAAGGCGAAATAATGCGCAATAATGCCGCGCTGAATGCGGCTAGACGAGCGCGACTGAACAGTAAGGGGTGAAGACATGAAACGAGGTAAACGACAAGTTTCCTATAAGAAATGGCTCCAGACCTTTTCGAAGAAAGCAGTCGCTATCATATTAGTAGTCTCACTGATAGATTTACAACTCTCTTATGTCCTCGCTTTTATGGGTAAAGAGCAAATCGCTGAATCACTATCTAGCGAAATAGCTAGTGTGATTGTCGGAGTTATGCTCGGCTATTTCATGAAAGCGTTGTTCGAAACATTTTTCGAAAAGAGAGAAGAGAGGTTAAATGGAACTTCTCAAACAGATGAACAGGAGGAATAACAATGCCTATTTCTTTTATGACGACCGCACTTCTTGCGGTTTCTCTGCTCACAAATTTAACCGTCGAAGGGATCAAAAAGCTGCTTGACGGAACGAATGCCAAGTATTCTTCCAACATTTTGGCGGCCATTCTTTCGACAATTCTGTCTGGTGCCGTTTGCGTGATCTATTTGGTCATGAATGACATTGGATTCTCCGTAAAGATTGGAGTTGAAATCGCGGTATTGATGTATCTTGGTTTCCTCGTGTCTACCGTTGGATACGACAAGGTCATTCAGACTCTCAAACAGCTTCAGGCTAACAAGGAGGCGTAACTTATGGGTTGTACAGCTAACGAACTGGTAAAAGCCGCGCAGGGTTGGGTCGGCTATTCAGAAAAGAACGGAAAATTCAAAGAGATTCTCGACGTCTACAATGCGCACACGCCCCTCGCGCGAAGGACCAAGATCAAAACCACCGATGAGTGGTGCGACTGTTTTATTTCGGCTTGCGCAATCAAGGCCGGCGCGGTCGATCTGATTGGCACCGAAATCAGTTGCGAGAAGCACATCGAAATCTTCAAGAACAAGGGTATCTGGATCGAAGACGGCGCTATCAAGCCTAAAGTCGGCGACATCATCCTGTTCAATTGGGACCAGAAGACGCAGCCGAACGACGGTTGGGCCGATCACATCGGTATCGTTGAGCAGCAGTATGGCAATACCATCGTCTGCATTGAGGGCAATAAGGGCGAAGCAGTTGCTCGTCGGACCATTAACGTCGGCTGGGGTTACATCAGAGGTTTCGCCCGTCCGAAGTACGATACTGCGCCCATCACGGTTGCAACCAAGAAGAAAGACGTCAACACAATCGCTCACGAGGTTATTCGTGGCGCTTGGGGTTCCGGTGTTCTTCGTAAGAATGCCCTGACCAAGGCCGGATATGACTACGATAAGGTACAGGCAAGAGTCAATGAGCTTCTTAGGGGCAACAAGAACTCTATCACCGCTGTCGCCAAGGAAGTTATTGCTGGTAAATGGGGTAACGGGGCTGCTCGCGTGAACGCCCTCAAGCGTGCTGGCTACGACCCCGATGAAGTTCAGAAGAAAGTAAACCAGCTGTTCACACAAAAGTAAGGAGACTTCAAATGATAACGTTCAGACAAAAGGGCGACTTCTCCAAACTCACCCGATACCTCGAGAAAGCTAAAGAGAAGGTTCGTCTCGGAGATCTCGATAAGTATGGTCGAGAGGGAGTTGCCGCCCTTGCGTCTGCGACACCCATCGATACAGGTCTCACTGCAAACTCATGGTATTACGAGATAACGAATGCGAATGGATCGGTAACGATCTCATTTCATAACTCAAACATTCAAAATGGAGTCCCGATTGCCATTATTCTGCAATATGGTCACGGGACTGGAACTGGAGGTTGGGTGGAAGGACGAGATTATATCAATCCTGCCATCCAGCCTATTTTTGACGAGATTGCAAATAACGCATGGAGGGAGGTTACTAAACTATGAGTAAGACGGTTGACGAAAGAGTCGTAGAAATGCGGTTTGACAACAGTCAATTTGAAAAGAACGTTTCGACAACTATGTCTACCCTTGACAAGTTCAAGCAAAAGCTGAATTTCGGAGGGGTTAAGAAAGGTTTCGAAGAAGTAGGATCTGCTGCTCAAAAGGTTGACATGCGTGGCCTTGGTGCTGGAGTAGATGCTGTCAGCGCAAAATTCTCCGCTCTTCAGATCATGGGGACAACCGCCCTCGTTAACATCACCAATTCGGCTGTTAATGCCGGAAAACGGATGGTCAATGCTTTGACCCTTGAGCCTATTAAGTCTGGTTTTCAGGAATATGAAACTCAGATGAATGCGGTTCAGACAATCCTCGCTAATACCCAGAGTAAGGGTAGCACGCTGGATGATGTTAACAAAGCTTTGGATGAGTTAAATCACTACGCAGACTTAACTATCTATAACTTCACAGAGATGACTCGCAATATCGGTACATTCACCGCTGCCGGTATTGATTTGAAAACTTCGGTCAGCGCTATTCAGGGCATCGCTAACCTGGCGGCTGTTTCCGGTTCGACATCCCAGCAGGCGTCGGTTGCTATGTATCAGCTTTCCCAGGCGTTAGCGGCAGGTACAGTCAAACTGATGGACTGGAACTCGGTTGTTAACGCAGGCATGGGTGGCGAGATCTTCCAGAATGCATTAAAGAAGACTTCTGAGTTGCTCGGTACCGGAGCGGAAGCCGCCATTAAAGCTAAGGGATCTTTCAGAGAATCATTATCGACTGGTTGGCTTACCTCTCAGGTGTTGACTGAGACGCTGAAGAAGTTCACCACTTCGGGTGCGAACGAATATGTCGCCGAGTATACCGGACTGTCGGTGGATGCGGTAAAAGCCGCACTTGAGAATGCGAAAGCTCAGCATGGCGAAGCCAACGCAGTTAAGGAAGCTGCAAAAGCATTAGCCGAAAAGTCCGGAAAGAACAAAGACGAGATCGAGCAAGCACTTCAGATGGCTCAAACTGCAGAAAATGCGGCAACAAAAGTCAAGACATTTTCACAGTTATGGGATGTTATGAAAGAAGCAGCTCAGTCTGGTTGGGCTCGGACTTGGCAGATTATCGTTGGCGACTTTGAAGAAGCAAAGAACTTACTGACCCCACTTTCGGATTTCTTTACTGGTGTTATTGGTAAGATCTCTGACGCCAGAAACAAATTATTGGAAGGCGCCTTTGGCATGGGTTTCAAGAGCCTTGCCGAGAAGTTCAATACAATAATGGCGCCTGCTAAGAACGCGGCAGATACTATCAACAGCGTTAAAGATAGCGTAGCCGATCTTAGCGACATCGTTAACCAGGTAATTCGAGGAAATTTCGGAAACGGAAAAGAGCGAATCGATAAACTTACCGCGGCTGGACAGAACTATTATCGTGTTCAGAATAAGGTAAATGAGGCTCTCGGTAACAGTTTTCGTCATAGTGATGAGAAGATTGCTGCCCAGGATAAACTTCTTGGTATTCAGAAAGAGACGACTGACGCTACGGCAAAAGCTGGAACTGAAACTGAGAAATTAACCGATAAGCAGAAAAACTTTATCAAAGAACTCGCCAGTATGACCGAAGAGCAGGCCAAAGCCAAGGGTTATACCGATGAGCAAATTGCAGCTCTTAAGGAACTGGTTGCCACTGCTGAGAAACTTGGCATGCCGGTGGAAGAATTGATCGATAACTTGGATGAAATCAACGGTCGTTGGCTGCTGATCAATTCGTTTAAGAACATTGGTCAGGGGCTCGTTACAGTCATTAAAGCTATCGGCTCTGCCTGGCGCGATATCTTCCCGGCAATGCAAGCTGAGCAATTGTTCAATCTTATCGCAGGCTTCCACAAGCTTACTACTCGGATGAAAGTTAGTGATGAAACTGCCGATAAGATCAGACGAACCTTTAAAGGCTTGTTCGCAGCTCTCGACATTGTCCTGACTGTTGTGTCTGGTCCTTTAAAGATCGGGTTTAAGATCCTTCAGCAGTTGCTTGGGGCATTTGATCTTACGATCTTTGATCTTACTGCTAAAATCGGTGACGCTATCGTTAAGTTCAGAGATCGGATCGATTCTGTCTTTGATATGAGCGGTGTGTTCGAGACAATTTCTCCATACATCACGAAGTTCATCGAGACAATCAAGGATTTCTTCAAATCTTTGAAGGATTGGAAGCTGGTCAACAAACTGGTTACCGCTCTTAAGAAACTGGTCAACACAGTCAAGAAGCTTTTGAAGTTTGACATCTCCGACATCTCTTTCGGCGACATTCTTACACGAATTAAAGATGCGTTTGCCTCTGCGCCCAAAGCGATGAAAGAGATCGGCGTAAACATTATCGAAGGACTTCAAAATGGACTTGGTGATAGGTTTACCACGATCGTAAAGAAAGCAAAAGAAATTGCAACAACAATTATCGACACCATCAAAAATGTTCTTGGTATCCATTCTCCTTCGACTGTCATGTTTGAGATTGGCGAGAATATCGTTGCTGGTTTGATCAATGGTATTGGTTCTGGAGTTCAGTTCATAATTGAAGGCGTTGCTTCGATTGGTAACTACATCATCAACGCGTTTAAGAAATTGGATTTCAGTCCTCTTGTCGATACGTTGAAAAACGGTATCGAGAAGTTAAAAGGCTCCGTTGGTAATTTTGACTGGAAGAAACTGCTGGCCATTATTCCTATTGGTGTTGTTCTCGTTGTTGTTAAGCAAATGTACGATTTTGTTAGCGCTATTTCTGATGGTATTGGAAGCGTTAACAAAGTCATTGATGGCCTTGCCGACGTTGAGAAAAGCTTTTCAAAATTTCTTGACGCCAAAGCATTCGAGACCGCGGCTTCGTCACTTGAGAAGATAGCGAAATCCATTGCTATTTTAGCCGGTGCTGTGGTTGTCCTTAGTTTTGTGGATGAAAAGAATCTGTATCGATCCGTCGGTGTTATCATTGTTCTGTCTCTTGTGTTAACGGCTTTATCAAAAGCAGTAACAAAGATGCAGTCGGCTTCGGCAAGGATTGGTAAAGATGGTTTAAAGATTGCCGGTCTTAAAACTGGTCTATTAACCATCGGCGCAGCACTTCTCTTGCTTGCAGCTACTGTTAAGCTTATCGGTAACATGGATACTGATCAAGCCATTCGTGGTTTTGTTGGACTAACTGCATTGATGTTAGTTCTAGCTGGTTTCATGGCCAGTTATGGACTATTAATCAAGGGTAAGGCAGCTCAGAACATGGATAAGGCAGGAGTAATGCTCTTAAAGATGTCCTTCTCCTTACTCATTCTTGTCGGAGTAGTGAAATTACTCTCCGGCACAAGTTGGCCTGATCTCGGTAAAGCCGGCGCATTCATGGCTGGATTTACAGTGTTTGTTGGTCTCTTGATACTAGCTACCAAAACTGCTGGTAAGAACATTGACAAAGTTGGCGGAATGCTGATCAAGATTTCCATTGCACTCATGCTGATGGTTGGTGTGTGTAAACTCGCTAATCAATTAACACCGGAGGAAATGGAAAAGGGGGCATTATTTGCTGGTGGTTTCTTGGTATTCATCGGAATTCTTGTCGCAGTGACAAAGATCGGTGCAGACAAGCAAATCGCTAAACTGGGCGGTCTTTTGCTGTCCATTTCTATTTCTTTGATGCTGATGGTTGGCGTGTGTAAACTTGTCAACCAGCTTAGCCTTGAGGAAATAGGCAAAGGCGCGTTGTTCCTCGCCGGGTTTATGGTGTTTGTGTGGGGTTTAGTCAAAATAACTACAATTGGTGGTGAACAGAAAATCGCCAAAGTGGCAGCCACTCTTCTTGCTCTGTCAATTGCAGTTGGTATTCTTGCAGGCGTAGCTGTCTTGTTGAGCATGCTTGATCCTGCTAGATTGCTGAATGGCGCAGCAGCAGTTGTCGCCCTTGGTCTCGTGATGACCGCAATGGTGTATGCCACCAAGGGAGCAGAGAAGTGTGTCGGTAACGTTATTGCACTGTCTATTGCTGTCGGCATCATGGCTGGTGCAGTTGCCGTTCTCAGCACGATTGATCGAGAGAAACTCTGGTCCGCAACAACAACGTTGGGTATTCTCATGCTCGTCTTCGCAATGGTCCTTAAAGTTGCTGGGAATATGGGTGGTGTTACGTTGACACTGTTGGCTATGAGCGTAGCCATAGGAATTCTCGGCGGAGTGCTATATTTGCTCGCTGGGCTACCGGCCGAGTCGAGTATTGGCGCTGCTATTGCATTGACTGTGGCTATGCTGGCGTTCGCTGGCACCATGCGAATCATTTCCGGAATGAAAGGCCCTTCCGCGTCTGCGCTTGGCGCTATTGTGGTTATGGGCCTCGTGATCGGCGGTCTTGGCGGAGTTTTGTATCTGCTTAGAGATGTTGATCCGGTTCAAGGCATCGCGACAGTTGGCGTAATCACGGCATTTCTTGCTGCTCTGTTGATTGCTGTAATGGCCATGCAGCTTATTCAGGCCCCGTCGATAGTGGGTCTCATTGCTCTAGGCGTCGTTACACTAGTAGTTGGGGCTCTTGCCGGAGTATTGTATTTGTTGAAAGACGTTGATCCGACACAAGCAATCCAAGTGGTTGGAGTCATCACTGCCTTCCTCATCGCCATGGAAGTTGTTTGTTTGGCGGCAGCTCTTGTTGGATCAGTGGCCGGTCCTGCAATAATTGGCCTTGGTATTCTGTTGCTCTTCATTGGTGCATTGGGTCTCGTAGTATATGGACTTGCGCAATTGGCGATAGATGTTATTGCGGGCATGCCGAAGGTTGGCTCGGATCTGTCGGCTTTCATGACGAATGTTCAACCGTTCATTGACGGCGTTCAGAACATTCCAGACGACATTTCGGACAAGATTGGCAAGTTGTCTTCTGCAATCCTTAAGTTGACAGGAGCGAATATTATCGACGCAATCGGTGATTTTCTTAGTGGAGGAAACTCGCTTTCCGATCTCGGCAAAGAGTTACAGTCGTTCGGCGAAGGCATGGCTGCGTTCTCTTCGAGTATGACTAACGTTGACTCTGCGATTGCATCTCTGTCCAAGATCAAAGAACTCAAGGAAGCCATTCCTGATGTTGATCTTTCCCCGCTTGATGATGTAGCAAGTTCGTTGAAGTCGTATTCGGACAAGGTGGTGCTAATCGATACTTTGGCTATTGCCACGTCTATCACGATGGCACGCCACATTGTGTCGTTTATCACCAGTCTTAGTTCTTCGGATCTTTCCGGAGTTGACAATTTTAATATCGCCCCGCTTGGAACTAAGTTAGTTGCGTATTCGCTCAGCGCATCCGCGATGAATCTGAGCGCAATCAGAGGGTCCATCGATGCTGCGGGAGAGATTAGGGACTTCATCAATAGTCTTTCCAGCATTAACACCAATGGAGTCACCGAGTATAAGAATGCTGTAACTGAACTCGGAACCATCACAATTGTCGACATTGCCAGTAGTTTTAAGTCTGGCTCAGGCCAGATTCAGACTGCTGCAGCAGGTCTATTTACATCTGCTTTGACTGGAATGAAGTCTACTCAGACTAACATAACCGGCTATGTTAAAGAGTTGACCACGGCAATTCAAACTACGTTTGCATCTGGTAAGACAAGACTCATGACTGTCGGCCGCGAGTTAATTGCTGCACTGGTTACCGGTATGACAGCAGGTAAAGCGAATCTCGAGTCTACTGTCAAGCTGATTTGTGATAGTGCAGTTTCTTCCATTCGTCTTAAGCATAGCGATTTCCACGATGCTGGTGTTTATCTGGCAGAAGGTTTTGCTGACGGCATTGATGCGAGCGCTTTCGAAGCTAAGGCTGCAGCAGTCGCTATGGCTACCGCAGCACTTGAAGCGGCTGAAGAAGCACTTGGCATTGCATCTCCATCTAAGGAAACTGCCAAAATCGGCGGATACTTTGGTCAGGGTTTTATAAACTCGATTAAAGATTACACATCAAATGCCTATAATGTTGGCTCCGAGATGGCGGATTCTGCCAAGCGAGGTTTGAGTGAAGCGGTCACTAAGATTCAGGATGTCCTGAGCAGTGACGTCAATGCCAATCCTGTGATTCGTCCGGTCCTTGACCTAAGCGAGGTTAAGACTGGCGTTGACGGTCTCGGTGCGATGTTCAACAATAATGGCTTTGTTGGTGTAAAAGCTAACGTTGGTGCCATTGGCTCTGCGGTCGAGCAAAGACGTCAAAATGGAAATAATTCCAATGTCATTACCGCAATTGACAAGCTTCACAAGGATCTCAATACCCTTAGTCGTCCGTCTTATACCATTGATGGTATTACCTATGACGATGGCAGTGAAGTCTCTGAAGCGATTAAGACTCTGGTTAGAGCGGCTAAAATTGAAAGGAGGGTGTAAAACATGGCGACTACCTATACAGTAAAGCGTGGAGATACACTCTCCGCAATTGCCAAGAAGTACGGCACTACCGTATCTGCATTGGCGAAGCTGAATAACATTTCAAACGTAAACTACATTTATGTCGGACAAGTCTTAAGAATCAGTGGTGATCCGGTAACGGTGAAAACCAATACGACGAACCGAGCTACGGTAGAGTATCTCGGTCTCCAGGCGAACACTGACCGAACCATCATTGCTTCTTGGGCTTGGGATAAACCAAACACAAAAGAGTATAAGGTCAGATGGTGGTATGCCGCTGCTGATGGGGTCGGTCTCGTTGGCAGCGAATCCACCACAACCTTTAAACGCGCGTCCTGGACTGCTCCTTCGAATGCTGAAAAGGTTTCGTTCTACGTTCAGCCCGTTTCGCAGACATATAAACCGAATGGTAAGACCGAAACGTCTTATTGGACTGCCGAATGGTCTACCATTAAAACGTATTACTTTAAGAACAACCCGCCGTCTACCCCATTAACCCCTAAAGTTACGATTGACGGCTATAAGTTGACTGCCAGTGTCGATGGATTGGAAAGCCTCAATGCCAGCCATGTGCATTTCGAGGTCATTAAAGATAATACGGGTAGCGTGTTCGCTAAGGCCGATGTTCCAATTGAATCTGGGTACGCCTCCCACACTTGGAACATTGATGCTGGCAGCACTTATAAAGTTCGCTGCTATGCATACCGAGGTGATTCGAAAAGCGAATGGACTGATTACTCCGACAACTCTGGTACTGCTCCGGCAGCCCCTGGCGGGATCAATGTGTGTAAGGCAACTTCAGCCACTTCTGTATATCTCGAATGGTCTGGAGTGTCGACTGCCAAGACATATGACATCCAGTATGCAACCAAAGAGGACTACTTCGATGAATCTAATGCGGTTGACACTATCTCCGGCATTTCGGCGACTCGTTATGAGAAAACCGGTCTCGAATCGGGTCAGCGATATTTCTTCAGAGTAAGAGCGGTTAATGCTGATGGTGAGTCGGCGTGGACCAACCCTGTATCGGTTGTGATCGGAACCAAACCGGCGGCACCTACGACCTGGTCTACCACCACAACGGCAATCACCGGCGACAGTCTCACCTTATATTGGGTTCATAACTCAGAGGATGGGTCAAGCCAGACATATGCAGAACTCGAGTTGACGATTGACGGTAAGACCGAAGTCAAGACCATCAAAAACTCGACTGAGGAAAGTGAGAAGGACAAGGTCAGTGCATATCCAATTGATACCACAAAATTCCCCGAAGGAACTAAGATCCTTTGGCGAGTTCGAACAAAAGGCATTACGGACGAGTATGGCGATTGGTCTGTTCAGAGAACAGTCGACATTTATGCCCCTCCGACTTTGGAAATGCACATTACCGATTCAGCGGGAGCGGAGATCGAGACGCTGGTTTCATTCCCTTTCAATGTTTCCGGTATTGCTGGTCCGGCCACCCAGAAACCAATCGGATACCAAGTCACCATTACGACCAACGATTCTTACGAAACCGTCGACCATGTCGGTAATCGCAAGATTGTCGGTAAAGGTGAAACAGTGTACTCCAAGCATTTCGACATCGATACTAACTTGTTGATCAACCTTTCGGCAAGTGATATGGATCTCGAAAACAACATCAGTTACGCTGTTTCCTGTGTGGTGTCCATGAACTCTGGTCTCACCGCAGAAGCTTCGCTGAATTTCACCGTCGCTTGGACGGATGTAGAGTATTCCCCCAATGCTGAGATAGGAATCAATGAGGATGACCTCACTGCCATTATTCGTCCTTACTGTGAGAATGAAAATGGCATTCCTATCGAAGGCGTTTTGCTATCCGTCTATCGAAGAGAGTATGATGGCAGATTTGTTGAGATCATAAAGGATATTCCGAATGCAAAAGGGACGTTCGTGACCGACCCGCATCCAGCGTTGGATTATGCACGATACAGAATCGTCGCAATGACCACCAGCACTGGCGCAATCAGTTATTACGATGTCCCCGGATACCCTGTCAACGGAAACGCCATCGTTCTTCAGTGGGACGAGGACTGGACTACATTCAATGTGACCGAAGATGGTGCCGAGATCGTAGATCCTCCTTGGACTGGTTCTATGCTCAAGCTTCCGTATAATATCGACATCTCTTTCTCACATCAGCCAGACGTTGAGTTGGTCGAGTATATCGGCAGATCTGATCCGATTAGCTATTACGGAACTCAGCACGGTGAGACCGCCACTTGGAGTGTTGACATTGCTAAAAAGGATACCGAAACTCTGTATGGGTTACGCCGCCTGTCTAAGTGGATGGGTAACGTCTATGTGCGAGAACCTTCCGGAAGCGGCTATTGGGCGAACGTCAAAGTGTCGTTCACCAGAAAGCATCTGGATACGATCATTCCTGTCACGTTAGAGATTTCGAGAGTCGAAGGAGGGGTGTAAGATGCCTGACTGGTTATCTTCGATGCAGCAAACTTTTGAGTATTACATCGTCGATCCAAAGACTTGGAAAGACATTAAGCTCGTTGACACTGTGAAATCGAGCACTATTCAGCGAGATGCTGAAGTTGAGACTCTTGGTTCTGCGACCATCGACATGACTGAATCTGTCGGGGAGTCGTACATTCGAATTTACCTCGTAACAATTCAAAATGGATTGCGAGAGAGGCATCCGCTTGGAACATTTCTTGTTCAGACCCCGTCTTTAAGTTTCAATGGTCGACTCCAGAACATCTCAGTCGATGCTTACACTCCTCTAATCGAGCTTAAAGAAAGTCCGCCGCCTCTCGGCTATTCGATACTCAAGAAATCATGCGTAATGGATTTTGCGTATCGTTTAGCTCGAGAGCGTGCTCGGGCTCCCGTTGTTAAAACAGAATGCGGAACTCCTCTTGCCATGGACTTTACAGCAAGTACGGACGATACGTGGTTGACCTTCCTGTCTGACCTTATTGCCAATGCAAAGTATAGTTTTGCCCTTGATGAGATGGGTCGCATTCTATTGTCACCGTACCAGGACACTGCTTCACTGCAGCCAGTCTGGACCTACGACGATGATAATAGCTCGATTCTGTACCCAGACATTAGCGTGGATAGAGACCTCTATGGCATTCCGAACGTCGTAGAGGTCATCCACTCGAATGGTGCTGGGTATTACTTTGTCAGAGCCGTTAACGACGACCCCAACAGTGTTACTTCGACTGTCAGTCGAGGAAGAGAGATAATCCATCGAGTCAATAACCCCGACCTTGTCGGTGATCCTACAGAAAGCCAGGTTAAGGACTACGCAAATCAATTACTCCGAGAGCTATCAGTACTCGAGTATACGGTGTCATACACTCATGGCTATTGTCCTGTTCGTCTTGGCGATTGCGTTCGCCTAAACTATACACGAGCCGGGATCACGAATGTGAAAGCAAAGGTTATCAGTCAGACCATTAAGTGTGAGCCTGGATGTCCGGTAACAGAAAAGGCCGTGTTCACAACTAGATTATGGAGGTGATGACCAATGGGCTTATCAACAGAATTAATCTCTCAGTTTGCGAAGATCACAAATGACCAAAAGAAAAGTCGAATAGACGAGGCCACCCTATATGGTGAAGTTGTTCAGTGTGACGATTCCATTTGTGTGCGGTTCGATGGATCAGAGCAATTGACCCCGGTCACCACCATCACCGAGAAGGACGAGAACGGCAACATCACAAATTTCAAGTATGGCGCTGCTAGTGTCAAAACTGGAGACCGTGTATCTGTCAGCCTTAAGAATCATTCAGCCACCATTACTGGCAATCTGTCTGATCCTCCGATGGGGCGCACTGAGGTCGTCACAACCGAGGATTCTATTCTCTTAAAGGTCGACGACAAGATCAAGATGCAAATCGATGCTCTTGGGGTCAAAATAGATGGTTTAGTGGAGATCACGAACGGACTTGAGGACGGCACCACGACTATCGACGGTGCGTGTATCAAGACCGGTAAGATCGATGCCCAATATCTGAATCTCACGGGGGCAATCACATTCGGTGATCTTGATTCGAGTGCTCAGGGCAAAATTACCGACGCTCAAGACACCGCCGACGCAGCCAACACGGCAGCCGGTAATGCTCAGAGCACTGCGAATTCTGCGCAAAATACTGCTAACACCGCCAACGCCAACGCCTCGAGTGCTTTGGCCACTGCTAGCAATGCTGACGCTTTAGCAAGAGCGGCTCAAAATTCCGTGGCCGGTTGGACTTACGCTGGCACAACATACATCGATGGCAGTAAGATCCAGACCGGTACCGTGACCGCCAGCACACTTGAAGGTGGGGAAATTAATCTCCTGAACTCGGCCGGTCAAGTTACTGGTTTATTTGATTTAACCCAAACTGCTAATGGCATCGGCATTGGTATTACATCGGCATCTGGCATTCGAATGCTGGCTGGAGGAAATGTGTTCATACAGGGTGGAAATGGCCCATTTATTACCCTCGATTCTCAAAGCGGTCTGGTCTCTCTCGGTGGAGGATCATTGGTTATCGGTAGTGCTATGTATGGATACTCACTTCCTAGTTCTGGAACTTATGGTCAACTGTTCTTTCTGATATCGTGAGGTGAATACACATGGCTAGACTATCTGTATCTATCTCGTCTACCGGAAACACTACAGCCGAACTATATGGGTCGTTTAGTGGTGGAGCCAGCGATTATTCGTATCAGCGTTACATTGAAGTGACTATTAATGGCTTCGGTAGCTTCAAGGTTTACTCTATCGAAGACAGCGGAGGAGATAATACGTTCGCGGATTTGGATAGCCGTGGAAATGTCATCCCATATTCGATCACTGGTCTTTCCCCCGGAACGACGTACACCTGGTCAGCCACACTGTACTACCGAGCCCCAGGCGGTTGGAGCGCATCGACCTATTCAGATAGTGGTTCATTTGTTACTGATGGTGGCGGTGGCTCCATATCGAATGCATATATCTATTTGGACAAATGGTACAATGCAGTTCCGCATATATACATCAATGGCGGTTGGCAACCTGCATCTGGAAAAATCTATATCGACGGTTGGAGGTAACCACTATGGACGCAATTAAAAAAGAGCTTGACAACGTGTTCGGACTTGTTTCTAGCATCTCAGTTAAGGGGACTGATGTGGAGGTCATGTTTGCGGTTCGTCAGGGTCTTCGCAAAGCCTATTCTATGCTACAAGAGCTCGAAGCAAATTCCAATGAAGTAATGGAGGGGTCCGCCAATGGAGAATAATATTGAGCATAGACTCACTGAGGTAGAGGCCCGCGCAAAGTCAAACACAAAAAGACTTGACGAAGTCGAAAAACGCCAGGATGATCTCGACGATCTTGTGACGACTGTTAAGGTCTTGGCCACTCGCGAAGAGAATGTCGAGAGTGACGTCAAAGAGATTAAGCGGGATGTTAAAGACATGGCGAGTAAATCTGGCAAACGCTGGGACGAACTCGTCGATAAGATCATCTGGGCAATTGCGGCAGCTGTCGTTGGTTTCGTCATTGCGCAGATCGGCTTATAAGAGAAAGAGGCTCCGTCATTATGACAGGGCCTCTTCTTTTTACTTCAAAATGAATTGCTATAGAGCCATCGGTATCATGTATATCCCCATGAGTGTGGGCTTAAATGTTCCCTAAATTAGTCACACTTAAGCTCGATCGTTATCTTATAAGGTGGAGTGTAGTAGCGTAAACCTTTTGAAATCTCGAATCCATATTTCTCAGCATTCTCTTTTGAGATCTGTACGATTGGATCTCGTTCGTACACCATCTTAGAAATCACGGTTTTCAAGTATTGGTTTTTAGTTTTAGCATCAAGACCGACATCCTCTAATACTCTTAGTGCGTCGGTGGTCTTTATTAATTCGTCTCGATAATCAATGTGTTTTGGCATCGAATCCTTGGCTTTATCGAGCGCTTTATTTACTTCCTCTTTTTCTTTTAGCACTTTCTCATTGAGTTTAGCAAAGATGTGCTGAGGAAGTCGTTTGCTCGGATCAGGATCATACTGAGCATCCCACTGGTCCAGTTCTTTCTTCTCCAGGTCTTTAAACTGCTTTTCTAAGCGTTCTACAAGGTCTCTGTGCAGCTTAAACGAATCATCCTTATCATTCTCTATCCTAACCTCAAAGTCTTCTATACAGTCTCTGAGGGTCTTACAGACATAATCAAATACTTCTTGGAAGTTTACAGATCCAGTTTTGCAGTGAACTTGATTATTACATACAAGTTTGGGCGGAGCATATTCAACTCCGTTCCGTGTGTAAGTGTTATAACCAATCTTATGTCCACATTTTTTACAGAACATTATTCCACTAAACGGATTCTTCAGAGTCAAGTCCCTTCGAGTTCGATGGCGTTTACCTCTTATCTCACGAGCTTTGTTGAATTGCTCTTCGGAGATAATTCCATCATGTTTACCTTCAAATAATAGAAACTCGTCCACTTTCGCTTTTGGACGTAGTTTCTTGATCTCCTGATCTTCGATGACCTTTATTGTCTTTCTCCAGTTCCAGCGAGTACAACCGATATAGTGGTGATTTTCCAGTATGCTGAATATTATACTTGGTTTCCATGTCTTACAACCAGTCTTTGTTTTAGCCCCTATGCTCTCGAGCCTTCTACAAATAGCTGTAACGCCGATGTCTTCCTCGCAATACCAGTTAAAGATCATACGAACAACATCCGCTTGATCCTTACACTCGACTAGCGTGTAGTAGGATTTCTTACTGTTAGCTTCGAATTTCTCGATACGATCGAAACCGTAAGGAGCCGTTGACCCTACGTAATTACCCTCCTTAACGCTTAGCAGTTTTCCACGAGCTTGTATCTTTTTGAAATACTCCAGATATTCATTACCTCGTTTAAGTTCTCGCTCGAAGGCGTCTCTATCATACTCGTCACGTAAGTCGTATATTTTCATAGGTGTGATTACGTACGTATTCGTATATCGGAGTAACCTTATAAGTCTACCAGCATCCTCAAGATCGCCACGGCTTAATCGCTGCACGTCCACTACAATTATAGCTTTGACAGCAGGGTCTTCTATATCCTTGAGCAAACGAGTTATTTCAGGGCGGTCCTTAAGTGATTCGCCACTACCCACTTCCATGTATCTGTTTTCTGGCGGTATTGGCCCGCCAAGATGTTTGATCGCATATTCTTCGATTATCTTACTATGTTTCTCTAAAACTTCTTCTACTGACAGAAGAACATCATCCGTTCTCGACTTCCGTCCGTATTCCTTAACCTCGTAATAGTAAAATGTTGGGTAATCTTTATACATTTCTTTCTTCCTTTCTATGATGTGGTGCCAGGGTATATTTGGCATCACCTCCTTTCAGGAAACACTTTTATTTTCCTCTCATAGAAATTAAGAACTTACCATACTCCATTAGTTTTTCATGTTCTTCGTCCGTAAACGGGTCCATTCCGAACGTCTTATTCCACATTTCAACGTGTTTTACATACGACGGATTCATGGAAGAGTAAATAGAATCGTTCTCTCCATCTGATATTTTTGTAGATAACATTTCCTTATGACCCCAACCCATCAAATACCCTGGCGTTGTATCAAGGGCATCTGCAAGTGGATTAAGAATACCTAATGGTAAATTCTCTATATCCCCGTTCTCATATCTATAAACGGTCGTTTTATTTTTACCTAACTTAGTAGCAAGTTCATCAAGTGACATACCTCGTTTCTTTCGTAAAGTCTTTATTCGTTGTCCTATCGACATTATCATGTCTCCTTTCTAACAATGATTATCATATATCAATATTTGCACATGTGCAAACAAAATGCAAATCTAGATTAAATTTGTTGCGTTTTGCGCACAAAAACCTATTGACAGAAAAATTGGAATGGTGTTATCTTTTATTTGTTGCATGAAACGCAACTAGAAAGAGGTGTGTGCATTGGATGCAAATAAACTACATAAAAAGATTTATGAAAAAGGCCTCAGCATTGATGCCGTATCGAAAAAGAGCGGAGTGGATATAACGCTTTTGGGGGAGATACTCTTTGGGCATGGATTGATGACCATTGGCGATGCTCTGAAGATCAAAGACGCATTATCGCTAACGAACACAGAAGCAATCGACATATTCTTTACATAATAGAGGTGTTTACATATGAAGGCATACAGATTTAAAAACGCTACTATATACGTTCATGGAGAAGTGGACAAAGAAAGACTTAGAAAAGCTACTATTAAGCTCGTTAAAGACTCTCGAAAGTATAAGAGGGAGGTGGCTAAATAGTGAGCACGATTATTCGTCCGGAGATTTCTCGAAAGAACAAATACTGGATTGATAGACACCGTCACTACGAGTTGAAGCACTTCTGTCTTCAATATCCAGAATGGAAAAGGGCATACCGATCTTATCCGTCTATTTCTTCATCTATTAATGAGGACCCTTCAAGAGGTAGTTCGTACGGAGATCCAACCGCAAAACAAGCTATACATAAAACATATTATATGGAACGAATTAAGCTGATCGAGCGAATTGCAGGAGAAGCAGATGAAGATTTACATAACTATATTTTAAAAGCCGTCACTGAAGGCTTATCATACACATATTTAAGAACCAAGATGGACATCCCATGCAGCCGAGACATGTATTATGATCGATACAGAAAATTCTTTTGGTTGCTAGATAATGCTAGAGAATAAGGAGACGATGACGATGAACTCAAGAGTAGAACTTAGAACGAAGGCCAGAAAACTTAAAGGTTTGATGAATCTTTTAGCGGATGATATTCGCAATTTGAATGCGGATGCAGAGGATCACGATTTGCTGTGTCTGGTAGAATCGATACAAGATGTAAAAGAAACGTTGCAGATGTTTACGGACGGGATTGTTGAGATTGAGTATTCTTTATATTTAGCAGGTCAGAGACAGTCGCGAAATTTACAATCTCCTTTATGAAAGGAGACGATGGTATGCTTAAAAACAAAATTTATTCAATTATTATGTTGGTAACTGGTGGAGTGTTCACAGCACTCACTAAGGACGCAACAGTATTAGTTTTATTAAGTATGTTTGCAATACCAATGTTCTTTAGCAAGAAAGAATGGATTTATTAAAAGAGGAGGAGCTCTAACAAGGGCTTCTCTTTTTGCGTTCGCGAAAAAAACGTATTACTTTATGAAAACAAAACACTACATTTTATCAATAAAAGGAGAATTATTATGTATCGTCAGATGATTAACTTTATCGAATTGATGGTAGTATCGTTAATGGCTATTGTTGCAACAAGCATTAGCACATTAGCTTGGTACCAGACTTTCGGTATGGTCTTCGCTGTTGTATTCATGTTATTCATTTGTGTTGACTTGGAGTGCGGAGAAAACGAAGAGGAGGAGCTCTAACAAGGGCTTCTCTTTTTGCATTCGCGAAAAAAACATACTCATTTATGGAGAGAAACCAAATACATATTTAATCTTGAAAGGAGATTTAACTATGAGTATGAAGGAAATCACGAATGAGGTTATTGACAAATTCAACGAGCTCAAGAAGCTGGTTGTCAAGCAGATGTGTGACGCAGACATGTTTATGAACATGGATCCGGAAGCACTGAAGGCTTTGCAGCTCTGCCTTGGGTCCATCGATGATGCCAACCGCCTCATGGAGGAGTACGCAAACATTTTGGATGAACAGAACAAGAAACTGGATATGATCTTGGCGAAACTCGACAAGAAAGGTTAAGGCCATTACGGCCTTTTCCTTTTTATTTTTAATCTAGATTAAAAGTTTCTAATCTAGATTAGTTTGTTCATATTTTCCGTACGTGGGTTGCCGTAGACAATGCTATTTTTAAATAGCGAAAAATCCCCGGATGGAAATTTTGAAAAATCATTTAAGAAAGGAGAATAGTAATGATCTATTTAATCATCGGGGCGATCATGGGGGCAATTGGGTATGCCGTATGTCAGCATATATTCGTGGCTCATGGTACTTTGCGAATCGACCATTCTAATCCAGAGAAAGACGTTTATCGATTTGAGATTGACGATCTGGAGAAATTAAATAAGAAAGCCTACGTCGAACTCAAAATCGACCATCATGCGGATCTTTCGCAAAATTAACAGTGTCTATTATGGAACGTTAGTTCACAAAAATTTGAAAGGAGAACTTAAAATGAGTGTGGAATCTAATTTGAGAGAAGAGGTCCTGCTCGAGCTTGATGAGCTTAGCAAGGCAGAATTCGGAAGCGAGAAATACAAAACTGGAGTCAGTGGAGTAATGCAGCTTACGGATCGTTTGATCGAAATGTCCAAGATGGACTCGGAGGACGAGAAACTCAATATCGAGCGTCAGAAGCTTGAGCTTGAAGTTATGAAATTCGAAGAGGACAAGAAGGACAGGAAGACAAAGAACCGTATTTCTGTGTTAAGCACGGTACTTCCGTCAGTTATCGCGGTCGTAGGAGGCGCTGCTATGTTCATCTATGAAGAGCGAGGATCTATCACATCTCAAACGGGTCGAAAAATCATCGACAAGTATATTTTCAGAGTGAAGTAAACAGACGTTGCGAGGTTGAGGTTATGGAGACATAGCCTCTTCCTTTTATTCGCGCGAAAAACATACCCCTTTATGGAAACTTATTAAAGGAGGAATTTATTATGAAAGACGTTATTAAGTACTTAGGATCTATGGCCGCATGTGCGGTGGGCTGGATGGCTGGCTCATGGCTGTGGGAAGAGGTTCTGGAGGAAAAAATGGACAATTTCAAAGACTATCTCAGAAATAAGGGCAAGAAGGGGGCTTAACAAGCCCTCCTCTTTTTACGGAGGTCATATGCGATACCACTACGAAAAACCGTCCGTATATTCAACTATGTATGGCTCTACATATGCTTGCAACCACCCAGTCTATAGCACTTGTACTCTATTCAAAATGGACAATAGAGGACTCGCTATTATACAACAACGTTACGATGAGGCTACAAAACGAACCTGGTGGGGCGATATAGACCCTTGGCTTACTGATGTACTATATTTGCATCCTGGTTTTAAGAGGTATTTCGACGAGCGTTCGGGTACGTGTACGGACGGACTCTATCCGACCGTGACAATACGTCAAATAATGTGGGCGTTGAAGATCAAACCGATGCAAAAAGAACGATGGGAAACTACATTTGATAGACGCGACATTTAATGCTCGCGAATTTTACATTCTCTTTGATGGAAAGGAGGCGTAAGAATGATCTTATTTACAATCTTAGCAATTATGTGCATCATCGCAATGGTTATTGGTGTCATCGTTCTGGCAACAGGAGGTGCAGCATTCATCATTGTCTTTGCTGACGTAATCGTGTGCTTGATTTTTATTGGTTTGATCATCAAAGGTCTTTTTAAACGAAAGAAAAAAAAGTAAAGAGACAGGCCCGCAACAGGGCCTTTTCTCTTTCGCGAAAATAACTTACTCCTTTATGAAAACAAAACTTAAGGAGGAATTCAAAATGTTGAATGCTTTGTTGTTAATTGTGTGTATCTACGTGGCACTGGTTGGTGCAAGTTTGACGATTATGATCGTCGCTTGTAGCAAATGGTACATGGACAAAACCACAAAGATGACAAAAAACATGTTCAGTATGTTTGATGACGACGAAAACGAATGAGTTTTCAAAGGGGAGGTCCCAACAGGGGCTTCTCTCTTTTATTTTCGCGAGAAATGCAAGTTGTATTATGAGAGACAGACCACATTGTGGGGGTTAGTTGGTTCGAATCCGACACTGTTTCTTTTTGCTTTCCACTAAACCACGAAGGGTGAGAGAAGAATGAACAAACTATTGAATGCTTCAAAAATGTTTGTCAGGAAAAATGGGTCAACAATTTTAACTTGTGTTGGGAGTGCTGGTGTAGTTGCCACGTCCGTAATGGCGGTAAAGGCAACCCCTAAAGCAATGATGCTTTTAGACGACGCAAGAAAGGAAAAGGGTGACGATCTCACCAAATTTGAAAAGGTTATGGTTGCTGGTCCTGCTTACATTCCAGCAGTAGTCGTCGGTGTATCTACAATCGCTTGTATATTTGGCGCAAACATTCTGAATCAACGTCAGCAAACGGCTCTTATGAGCGCTTATGCACTATTGGATAGTTCATATAAAGAGTACAAGAGTAAGGTTGTCGACTTATACGGCGAAGAGGCAGATTCTCGAGTCAGAGAAGAAATTGCAAAAGATAAGTACACAGGTGACGATAAACCGACCGATAATGATAACGTGCTTTTCTACGATGAGTTCTCTGGTCGATATTTCGAGTCAACGACAGCAGACGTACTTAAGGCCGAATATGAGATCAACAAAAAGATCTCAGGCTGGGGCGGAGCGTATTTGAATGACTTTTACCATGCTCTTGGATTAGACCCAACTGGATATGGTGATCATTTAGGTTGGTCTGCTAGTGGTCTGTACGAAATGTATTGGGAGCAATGGCTCGACTTTAATCACGAGAAATTTATGCTCGATGATGGGCTAGAGGGCTATATCATCACATTTGCACAAGAACCAATTCCTGGTTTTGAAGATTATTAAGTCGCGAAAACTGCAGTGACTGTTATGGAAAGGAGATGAAACTATGAATATTAACTGGTTAAAGGTCGGTAAGATTACTTCGGCAGTATTACCGCTAATTGCTGGTGCCATTGGCGCAGTGGTTAGCACAAAAGAAGCTAAGCAGACTACCGTCGAAATGACAGAGAAATTATTCAAGGAGTATGTCGAAAACAAATAAGAGGGCTTACGGGCCCTTCTTATTTTTATTTGAAAGGAGAAGCTCATGGGCAAAACAAATTTAGCAACCATCGCAAAAGACGTTCGTAAGTTCGCGTCAAAACGAAGTCCGGAGATTCTAACTGGCATCGGAATTGCTGGCATGATCACCACCACTGTTTTGGCAGTACGGGCAACACCGAAAGCACTCGAACTGATTGAAGAGAAAAAGAAGGAAGAATGGGTTGACGAACTGTCTCCACTCGAGGTGGTGAAAATTGCTTGGAAACCTTATATTCCGGCAATGGTGACCTGTGTCGTATCGACGACCTGTCTGATCGGCGCAAGTTCGGTCAATACAAAGCGTAATGCAGCTCTTGCGACCGCTTATAAACTTTCCGAGACGGCATTGTCCGAATATCGTGAAAAGGTTGTCGAGACAATCGGCGAAAAGAAAGAGCGTATCGTTCGTGACAAGGTCGCAGAAGAACGAGTCAAGAAGAATCCGGTAAGTAAGAATGAGGTCATTGTTACTGGTAACGGAAAAACACTTTGCTTTGATCCGATCTCTGGACGATATTTCATGTGTAGCATTGAAACGATCAAGAGAGCTGAGAATGAACTCAATAAGCAGATGCTTCACGATATTTCCGGATACGTATCATTGAACGAGTTCTATGACGAACTTGGACTCGATCACACAAGTGTCGGCGATGATCTGGGATGGAATACAGACCAATTGATCGATATCAACTTTAGCTCTCAGTTGAATGACAATGGAGAACCGAGTGTGGTCTTGGACTACTTAGTCGCGCCCAAGTACGATTACTATAAGTTTTCGTAATTCGCGAAATTTACAATGCGTTTTATGAGGTAAAAACCTAAATTTTTAACTATCTGAAAGGAGAACTATCATGAGTGAGATTAAGAAGAATGAGGTTATCGAAGAGGTTGAGACGGTTGAAGAAACCACGGAAACCAAGGAAAGATTTCTGACCAAGGCAAAGAGCTGGGTCAAGAGAAACGGCAAGAAGATTGCAATCGGTGCAGTCGGCGTTGTCGGTCTCGGACTGGGCTATGCCCTGGGTAAGAATTCTTCGGCGGATTCCGAGGACTCCAACGAGGAGACTGAAGATGACACGGTCGAAGTCGATTATCATGACTACGCCACGGGTGGAGAAGAATGAGATTACCCAAAGGGAGAGTATCTGAAATATGGTACTCTCCTTTTTATTTTTAATGAGGAGGTCATTCATAGTGAACGAAGAATACAAGTCTAATTCTCATAAGTCCAGAGAGGGTCAAACCGAAGCTCTGACTGAGAGAAAAAAAGTGGAGAAAGTCGTCCATGGTAAAGTCCGAACTAAGCCTAAGAGCGGTATCAGTAAGGTCACGGATGTATTCATTTCTGAAGATGCGGCGAACGTGAAGTCTTATATCGTGATGGACGTACTTGTTCCTGCCGTAAAGAAGGCCATCTCCGACATTGTCCGTGACGGTATCGACATGATTCTGTACGGCGAATCGAGAGGCCGCAGGAGCAGTACAAATTCGTCATATGTGTCTTATCGTGATTATTCACGTAGGGACGACGATCGTGACCGTTTCAGAGATTCTCGAACCAGAACGGGGTATAACCATGACGATATCGTCCTGGAAACCCGTGGCGAAGCCGAAGAAGTTCTGAGTCGTATGGACGAGCTCATTGACACTTACGGAGTGGTCTCTGTTGCAGATCTGTACGATCTCATCGGTAAGTCCTGTGAGTACACAGACAATAAGTACGGCTGGACGAATATTCGTAACGCCGAACCCATCCGAGTTCGTGATGGCTATATGCTGAAGCTGCCTAAGGCACTTCCTATCAAATAATAAAGGAGAATTGAAAATGAAAATCAACAAGACTGAAATCATGACTACCCTGACCCGTACGTTCAATAGAACGGGCCTTAAGATCAAGAAGCACAGCCCTGAGATCCTGCTTGCGACAGGCACGGTAGGTGTTGTGGCCAGCACGGTTATGGCGTGCAAGGCGACTCTCAAGGTTGAGGGGATCGTCGATGAAGCCAAGGAAAAGATCGATATGATTCATCAGGTCTCTGCCGACCCTGCGATGGCAGAAAAGTATTCTGAAGAGGATAGCAAGAAGGATCTCGCTATCGTTTATACCCAGACTGCGGTTAAGTTCATCAAACTTTATGGCCCGTCCGTAACTATCGGTGTTGCATCGCTCGCATGCATGATCGGTTCCAATCGTATTCTCAATAAGCGTAATGCTGCTCTGGCGGCTGCATATGCGGCGGTTGATAAGAGCTTCAAGGAATATCGTGGTCGTGTTGTCGAGCGTTTCGGCAAACAGATGGACCGTGAGCTTCGCTACAACATCAAGGCTCAGGAGATCGAAGAAACTACTGTCGATGAGAACGGCAAGGAAACCGTCACTAAGAAGACTGTCGAAGTCATGGACCCGAACGCCTACAGCCAGTATGCGATTGTGTTCGACGATGGTAACGAGGGTTGGGACCCCGATCCGGAGCGCTCTAAGTTCTTCCTTATCCAGCAGCAGAATTGGGCGAATGAGCGTCTTAAGTCCAGAGGCCACCTGTTCCTGAACGAAGTGTATGATATGCTTGGTGCAAGACGCACTAAGGCTGGCGCTCAGGTAGGTTGGGTCTACGATGAAAAGAATTGCGAAGGCGACAATTTTGTCGATTTCGGCATTTTCGACACTAGCAGACCGAAGAATCGTGACTTCGTGAATGGCATCGAGAAGGTTGTCGTGCTCGACTTCAATGTGGACGGTTATATTCTGGACATGATTTGAAGGGGACTTGACGACTATGGTTCGGGCAATCCGATGCAGGATATGTTCGATTACCCATGGCGTTATGTAATTTGAAAGGAGAACTACTAATGACTGGTAGAGAATTGATCATTTATATCATGCAAAACAATCTTGAAGACGAAGTAGTTCTTAAAGATGGCTTTTTCGTTGGGTTCATGGACGAAAATGAGGCCGCCGCTAAACTTGGCGTTGGGGTCGAAACCATAAAGGCCTGGTATTCTTTGAACTGGCTGAATGGATTTATGGTCGGCGAGAAGTTATATTTTCGCAAAGACATATCTAACCCATGGAAAAGGAGAGATAACTCATGAACGCCAATTTGAAGCGTATCAGCTACACATTCGTAGCAATGGCTAGTATTTGTTTTGTAACCGGCATTGCGGTTTTGTCTCACACAGAAGGAGATGAAACCGAGTGGACCGACTAGAAGAAGCAATGTCATCCCTTATGCGTCTAACGGGCGATAGGAAGAAACGACACGTCATAGGCGGAGTCCTCCTTAGCGTATCATTGCTATTTGGAGGGCTCGCCCTGACTGTCATGTCAATTAAAAATGAGGAGAAAGACGATGAGAGCATCGACTAAAATGTTCATTTTTGCAGCGGGAATCCTGACGGGTTCTCTCTGTACTTGGTATAGCACCAAAAAGTATTATGAGAAGATCGCAAACGATGAAATCGAGTCCATGAAAGAATGGTTGGCTCGCAGAGTCGAAGAGCAGGATGAAAAGGCTGAAGAACAGTCCTCTGAGCCTGCCAAAAAACCCACTTCACCCAGCATGAAACCCAATCTTATGGAATACGCCGCTATGGTGAAGGATCTCGGTTATACCGACTATTCTCGTAGGACGGAAGAGCCTGAAAAGGAAGCAAAAGAAGATGAGGAGGTGGATGAAATGGACAGACCCTACGTTATTGAGCCCGAAGAGTTCGGCGGATGTGACTATGAAGAAGTAAGTCTTACGCATTATGCCGATGGAGTCCTGACAGATGAGCAGGACAATCCCATTGAGGATGTGGACAGTATGGTTGGAGAGGATTATGCAGAACATTTCGGCGAATACGAGGATGATTCGGTATTCGTCCGTAATGACCGTATGCAGACCGATTTCGAGATCCTCGCAGATCAGCGGAATTACTCCGACCTCGACAAGAATAAGTCCTATCCTACGGAGGATGAATGAGCCGAAATGAGGTAAGAAACGCATATTTTCAATGGCTATATAACTGGATGTCGGGCGAGCGTTATCATTATGACGTGTCATTTAAGCGGTTGCTAATGCAGCTGCATGACACTGAGTTCACATACACCATTCGAAACGATCAAAACCGAGCCGAAGACGGTGTAAATCTTCGTTATAGATTTGCCAAGAGTGGGGTCATTGATGAACCTGTAGATTATATCTTAGAGTGTCTGGCCGGACACTGCAGTGTTCTCGAGATGATGATCGCTTTGGCAAATCGTTGCGAAGAGGATTATATGGATGATCCAGCTTATGGCAATCGTACTGCTCAATGGTTTTGGGGAATGGTGACAAGTCTTGGACTCGGTAACATGACGGACGCCTGGTACGACAAACGTTATATTGCCGATGTCTTGGATAAATTTCTCTGTCGAAAGTATGCGCCTGACGGTAGTGGCGGATTGTTTAGAATCCGTGATTACAAAGGCGATATGCGCAAAATGGAGATATGGCATCAAATGTGTTATTTCCTAGACACATTTATGTAGTTTTAGCGAAAGGAGAAAGAACGATGTGATTGATTTTATGACGATCTCTACCCGTACCACAAAAAGTGGAGGTGTCGAGATCTATCCTAAATTCATCATAAAGCGTTCAACCGATCTGATGATCCGAGGCGGCGACTTCTATGCCATTTGGTTAGAAGAGCGCGGCATGTGGTCTACAGACGAGCAAGATGCTCTCGATCTCATCGATAAAGAGCTGGATAAGTACGTTAAAGAGTATCAAGAGAAATATGGCGGTTCTCCGCGAGCATTGTTCATGCGGGACGCCGATTCCGGTATGGTTGATAAATGGCATAAGTATTGCCAGATTCAATTACGAGATAACTACCATATGCTCGATGAGCAATTGATATTCTCTAATACCCCGCCCAGAAAGAAAGATTATGCGAGCAAGCGCTTGCCATATCCTCTTGAAGACAGCGATTGCCCGGCATTCAAAAAGCTGATCTCTACTCTCTACACAGAGGAAGAACGGCGTAAGATCGAATGGGCGATCGGATCTATTGTTACTGGTGATTCCAAAACGATCCAGAAGTTCATGGTTCTTTATGGCGCTGCAGGTACGGGTAAATCTACGATTCTGAATATTATCCAACAGTTATTTGAGGGTTACTATTCGGTCTTCGATGCAAAAGCATTGGGATCGTCTAGTAACTCTTTTGCTTTGGAAGCATTCAAGTCGAACCCTCTTGTGGCGATTCAGCACGATGGTGATTTGTCGAAGATTGAGGACAACACGCGGTTGAACAGTCTTGTATCCCACGAGGAGATGACGATCAACGAGAAGTTCAAGTCGACATATTCTAATCGATTTAAGTGTTTCCTATTCATGGGAACGAATAAACCGGTTAAGATTACGGATGCAAAGTCTGGTTTGCTTAGACGATTGATCGATGTCACTCCTTCGGGAAACAAGTTGAGTACAAAAGAGTACAAAACCGTTACTCAGCAAATTAGTTTCGAGCTTGGTGCGATTGCGAATTACTGTAAGGATGTATATTTGAGTGATCCTGGCAGATACGACGATTACGTCCCGACAATGATGATGAGTGCATCCAACGACTTCTACAACTTTATGATCGACTCGTATCATATTTTTGTTAAGGACGATGGAACGACTCTGAAAGCAGCGTGGGAGATGTATAGAACGTATTGTGAGGATGCTAAGGTTCCTTATCCGTTCTCTCAGAGATTGTTTAAGGAAGAACTCAAAAACTATTTCCATGACTTCGACACTGAAGTTGACGGTAATGTCATTCGTAACATCTACAGCGGTTTCCGTACGGAAGTATTCGAGACTAGCAAGCCGAAACGGAAAGAGATACATAAACCCAAGCTGATCGAATTCAATTCTACGGAATCTATATTTGATCAGGAGTGCGAGAACTGTCCGGCACAGTACGCTAGCGCAAAGGAAACCCCGACAAAGAAATGGGAGAACGTAACGACTGTCCTGTCAGACATCGATACATCCAAAGTCCATTATGTCAAGGTTCCTGAGAATCACATTGTTATCGATTTTGATATTCCAGATGAAAACGGAAATAAATGCTTCGAGAAGAATGTGGAAGAAGCTAGTAAATGGCCGGCTACGTACGCAGAGTTAAGCAAAAGTGAACAGGGCATTCATTTGCATTATATTTACACGGGAGATCCGTCAAAGCTGAGTCGAGTTTACGCTGATCACGTCGAGATCAAAGTATTCACCGGCAACAGCTCACTTCGACGGAAGCTGACCAAGTGCAACAACTTGCCAATTGCGTCAATTAGTTCTGGTCTCCCACTGAAAGGAGAAGACAAAGTGATCAATTTCGAAGGTCTCAAGAACGAGAAAGCTCTTAGGACCACGATCAAGAGAAATCTCAACAAAGAGATTCACGACAGTACGAAGTGCAGTATTGACTTCATCTATAAGATTCTCGAGGACGCTTATAACGGCGGGATGAAGTATGACGTTTCAGACATGAGAAACTCGGTTTATATTCTTGCTGCTAACAGCACGAATCAGTCTGATTACTGTCTGAAGCTCGTCAATAAGATGCACTTCAAATCGGAAGAACCTTCTTCAAACACTGACGCCAGTGAAGCACCGATCGTATTCTACGATGTCGAGGTGTTTCCGAATCTGTTCTTAGTAAACTGGAAAGTCCAGGGTAAGGATAAGCCGATTGTTCGGATGGTCAACCCTTCGCCGTCGGATATTGAAGGTTTGCTCAAGTATAGACTCATTGGCTTCAACAACCGTCGATACGATAACCATATTATCTATGGTTGTCTGATTGGGTATACGAACGAGCAGCTCTTTGAGCTGTCTAAGCGAATTGTCAATTCGAATAAGGGGGAACGAAACAACGGCTTGTTTGGAGAGGCATACAATCTGTCCTATACGGATATTTATGACTTTGCCTCTGCTGCGAACAAGAAGAGTTTGAAGAAATGGGAGATTGAATTGGGTATTCACCATCAAGAACTTGGTTTACCGTGGGATCAGCCTGTTCCGGAGGAGCTATGGACTAAGGTCGCTGAGTATTGCGATAATGACGTTATTGCAACCGAGGCGCTGTTTGATCATCTCCAGGCAGACTGGACGGCTCGTCAGATTCTGGCTGATTTGGCTGGCATGACAGTCAATGATACGACAAACACGTTAACCACCAAGATTATTTTCGGCAGTAATCGTAAGCCTCAGAATGAGTTCTGCTATCGCAACATGGCCGAGCCAGTTCAGGCGCTGAATTCGGAAGTATATAACTTCTTGCTCGAAGCTTGCCCGGACATGATCAAGAGCAAGTTTGGAACGAAGGGCTCATATAGTGCTCTGCCGTTCTTCCCTGGGTATAAGTACGAGGCGGGCAAGTCCACGTATCGTGATGAAGAGGTTGGTGAAGGCGGTTATGTCTATGCCGAACCTGGTATTCATACAAATGTGGCTCTGCTCGATATTGCATCGATGCATCCGCACAGTGCAATTGCTGAGTGCTTATTTGGTCCGAGATACACTCGAGCATTCCGTGATATTGTCGAGGGTCGAGTGAGTATCAAGCATGAAGCCTGGGACGTGGTCAATGAGATGCTGGATGGCAAGCTCAAACCATACGTACAAAAGGTCATCAATGGCGAGACGACCTCTGACGATCTGGCGAATGCGCTGAAGACAGCGATCAATTCGGTCTATGGTTTGACTTCTGCGAGCTTTGACAACCCGTTCAGAGATCCTCGTAATAAGGACAATATTGTGGCTAAGCGTGGCGCTTTGTTCATGATCAATCTGAAACACGAGGTTCAGGAGCGAGGGTTCACCGTTGCCCACATTAAGACGGATTCGATTAAGATTCCGAATGCAACTCCCGAGATCATTCAGTTTGCAATGGATTATGCGAAGAGCTATGGCTACACGTTCGAACACGAGGCTACGTACGAAAAGATGTGTCTCGTGAATGACGCTGTCTATATTGCCAAATATGCTAGCACTGAGTGGGCTGAGAACGCCTATGGATATTTGCCGACTAAGCAGAAAAAGAAGGCCGGCAAATGGGATGCTACGGGCAAGCAGTTTGCGGTTCCGTACGTATTCAAAACTTTGTTCACCAAGGACAGTATCGAGTTCGAGGATATGTGCGAGACCATGTCGGTTGCGACGTCTTTATATTTGGACGCGAATGAGAATCTTCCTGAGGGTGAGCACGACTATCGATTCATCGGTAAGGTTGGCTCATTCTGTCCTATTCTGCCCGGTCATGGTGGAGCAGAGCTTCTTCGTGAAGGTAAGGACAAGGAAGGCAACGTCAAGTATTCTGCGGCAACTGGATCGAAGGGTTACAGATGGCTTGAAGCTGAGATGGTCAAAACGCTCGGCAAAGAAAAGGATATTGATCGCTCGTATTACAACAAGTTGGTTGATGATGCCGTCAATGCCATTTCTCAGTACGGCGACTTTGAGCAGTTTATTTCTGACGATCCTGTTCCCGACGTGGCTCCATGGTTTAACAGTGAGAATCCGGACGAACTTCCGTGGCGAATGGCTTGTGGAAAAGATACCTGTTATGGGTGTCCTAACCTGATTCGTGATGGGTGTAAAGAAGGTCATGACAACTCTGACTTCTGGGCACAAATCGACGATGGCGACTTATTCATGAAACGTTAAAAACTATATTTAAAGGAGATTGAAAACTATGAGAATCACTTATGCACCGAGAGACATTCTTCAGATCGATGACGCACGTATCATCTATCGCAACTTCGCTGGTAGAGGCGACAAGTACAATCGAGAAGGCGACCGCAACTTTGCGATTGTCATCCCGGATGAAGAAATGGCGAATGAACTGACCAACCTCGGATGGAATGTCAAGATCAAGCCGCCTCGTGAGGATGGTGATACGCCGTTCATGTTCCTGCCTGTCAAGGTGAAGTTCAACGACCGTGGTCCGAACGTCTATCTCAAGACCGGTGATGTTCAGAACAAGCTCGACGAAGAAAGCGTCGGTCTTCTGGATAACATCGACATTATCGGTGTCGATCTGGATATTCGTCCATTCGACTGGGACGTTAACGGGAAGCAGGGCCGCACCGCATATCTGCAGTCCATTCGTGTGGTTCAGGACGTTGATCGCTTCGCTGGCGATGATGGAAACTTTCCGAGGGAATGATAGTCGAACTTTGATTCGCGACTAAAACATGCCCTTTTATGAGAGGAAGAGATGATGTTAACGCGTTGTCTCTTCCTCTTATATTTTGGGCTACAAACTATTTTCAATTTAACAAGGAGGGTAGCAGATGGTTCAGTTATATTCTGACATCAAAGGCAATGGACCTCCGACCAAGAGCACTCCTGGTGCGGTCGGTCAGATCTATGTGGATCGTGAAACGGGTCTGCGCTACGAGTGCACCGAAGCGAACGTGCAAAAGGGTTATAAAATCAACAAAGCATTTTATACCTGGGAAGAGAGAGGGCTCGATCCTGATTTCATCGCCACTGATGCTGAGGTTGCAAAAGCGGTCGACGATCTTCGTAAGGAGATTGGAACCGGTGGCGGAAGTGGTGGAGGCGGTATCACCGTCGAGACGGACCCCACTGTGCCCAACTGGGCAAAAACACCGGAGAAGCCCAGATATACCGCAGACGAGGTATATTTCGATTCCGATCTGATCCTCACCGAGCAGTTCGGAAAGTACAAACCCGTCAATGGCAAGGTGAGAGTTCCGGCCGAAAACAAGAGTGTCAAATCCGTGGTTCTGGATGCTTATTCCGAGGACAAGAACCCGACGATTACTCAGCCCAGCGTTGGGGTGTCCAGTGGAACAGCGAAGGCTTATGAGGTTGGCACCAAAGTTACTCCCGCATACGCCGGCTCGTTCAATTCTGGTAAGTATGAGTACGGCCCTGAGACCGGTGTAACTCCGACAGCTTGGGAAGCCACCAATACTGTTACGAGTGAAAAGAAAACCACTCAGAATGGATCTTTCGCCGAGTATACGGTTCCCGATGGCGCCAATTACAAAATCACGCTGAAGTGCACATATTCTGATGGCGCTATTCCTATGACTGCTCTGGAAGCTGAGTATCCTGCCGGTCAGATCAAAGCCGCCACTAAAACGGCCACAAGTGGAGCTATCACCGGTTATCGTAACAGCTTCTACGGTACTCTGACAGATAAGAACACCGAACTCACCAGTGATTTAATTCGCGGACTCGCCCAAAAGTCCGGTAAGGCACTGGCTAAGGGTAACGCGGTCACTGTCAATGTTCCTGTTGGCGCTATGGCTGTCGTATTTGCATATCCTGCAAGCCTTGGTGAGTTGTCCAGCATCAAGGATGTAAATGGTATGAACGCTGAGATCCTTTCTGCCTTTACTGCTCAGACAATTGCTGTCAATGGCGCAAATGGATATTCTGCCGTCAACTATCGCGTATATGTCCAGTTGTTCGCAAGTCCCAATGATAAGGCGAACACCTACACAGTTAAGATTTAAGGAGGGAAGTAATTATGGCATTACCTGAAGTACCGAAACTAAATTTCGGTGTATCGTTCGCCATGACTGGCGCTTTCCCTGCCGAAGCCAATTCTTTCTTCAAGACCTATGCCGAAGCGGTAGCAGCAGCAAAAACCGCAGAAGCTCCTGGCTCCACCAACACGGTGTATTACTACACCCAAATCATTCACGTCACAGAGGGTGATGAGCGGGGTCTGTACGAGATCCAGACTGACGGTTCGCTGAAAAAGCTGGGTAGCGGCGAAGGCGGCGGTGGCGGTACTGATATTCCTGAGGGTGGAACCGGCATTTGGGCCGAGATCATCGATTAAATGAAAGTGAGGTGACTCGAATGAAAACCTTACGTTTCATTGTTGAGAATCAAATCATTAAGAAAGATCCCACTTGTGACTTCTCCGATTTGGTTCCCGGCACCAAAGGATATTTGATTGCTGAATTCTCTTTCTCGAAGGAATGGGACGGTATGGCTAAGGTCGTGGGATTCTATTCTCCTCTTGGCCGAGAGTATCCTCCCAGAGCGCTGGCTGACGGAAAGACTTGTGTTATTCCGTTCGAAGCCTTAGATAAGAGAATCTTCAAAGTCCAGGTGATCGGTCAGAGCCCCGATCTCAAGCAGAAGCTCAAAACCAATAAAGTGGTGGTACACCAGAATGGAGGGAAGGCATGAGTAAAGCGGATGAATTGCTGAACAGCTTATCTGACGAAGATATTTCCCTCCAGTTAGTTAACCCCGAAACTGAACCGCATATTGTGATCGGCGAAGATCGCATCGTCTCGGTACCTAAAGAGCTCCAGCGAATTGCGGTTCAGTACGATCACGATGTCGAGACCGTAACGTTCGACTGTCCTCGCTATTGGGATGGTCTGGACATGTCCAAAATGAGCATCTACATCAATTACATGCGTAAGGATCGATATGTCGCTTGCTATAAAGCTACTGACATTACTGTAGATGCTGCCGACTCGAACATTATGCATTTCGATTGGACGATCTCCCGTAACGTCTCCGAAGTTAAGGGTGAATTGAAATTCCTTGTCTGCATCAAAAAGGGTGATGCCGAGGGCTATGAGGTCAATCACTGGAATTCTGAACTCAATAACGAAATGTATATTTCTGAGGGTTTGGAGGTCGAGCCGAGTATATTCGATCCGTATCCTGACATCATTGGTCAGTGGGAAAATGAGGTCCAGAGAGTAAAAGATATTCTTCTTGCAGCTCGTGATTCCGGTGAGCTCGACGGTGCCACATTTACGCCTAGTGTGGATGATGCAGGCAATCTGTCCTGGACGAATGATAAGGGCAGAGTAAACCCCCCGACCAAAAATATCAAGGGATATTCTCCTCGCATTATCGTTAAAGAGATCGCAGGCGGTAAACAGTTCGTTATCACGGATTACAGCGGCAGCCAGACTGTTGATGTCCTCAATGGTAAGGACGGCAAAGACGGTACAAACGGAACCAACGGCACCGATGGCGAGAATGGATATTCTCCTCGTATTATCGTCAGAGAGGTAACTGGAGGTCACCAATTCGTTATCACTGATTACAGCGGAAGCCAGACCGTTGATGTCATGGACGGCGCCGATGGCCAGGATGGAGCTGCAGGTACAAACGGTACGGACGGCGTCTCCCCAACTGTCACTGTCACCAATATCACTGGCGGCCATCGTGTCACAATTACGGATAAAAATGGCGCTAAGACATTCGATGTTAAAGACGGCACTAACACCTCTGAGACGGGTTCGGATGGAGTCTCGCCCACAGTATCTGTCGCGGAAATCACTGGGGGCCATCGTGTTACGATTACGGACGTTGACGGCGCTAAGGCATTCGATGTCATGGACGGCAAAACTGGCGCTACCGGTGCCACTGGCGAGAATGGATATTCTCCGAAGATACTCGTACGAGAGGTAGACGGAGGGCATCAGCTCGTTATCACTGATTACAGTGGTAGTCAAACCGTGGACGTTATGAACGGTGCTGATGGAGCCGCTGGCGCTGCGGGTAAGGACGGTACCAATGGCACAAATGGTCAGGACGGCGAAGACGGATATTCTCCGACTGTCGCCACTGAGGCTGTAACTGGTGGCACAAAAGTCACCATTACTGATAAGACTGGCACTAAGGTGTTCACTGTTCTGAACGGCACCAACGGTACCGATGGCGTATCCCCGACTGTCGCAATTACTGATATTTCCGGTGGTCACCGCGTCACAATTACAGATAAGGACGGAGCTAAATCGTTCGATGTAATGGATGGCGAAGGTGGGTCTACTGACGGCACGCCTGTATATGTCGGCGAAACCGAACCGACATCCGGCCCTGTTCTTTGGTTCGATACTTCCCCGAGGAGTACCGGATAAAGATATTTACATCACTTGGTGGGAGGTGAGTCCACCGACGAAACACTAGCGATTTTCAAGCAAAGACCAGCAATACCCAACTCTAAAAACAAAATTTAAAAATGAAGGAGATTTACTACTATGGCTAACTCTGCTAAGAACGCTATCCTGAAGGCAAAGATCGAAGGCGTTATCTATGAAATTATGGTGAAGACCGGCGCGGAGAATGTCTACGTCGATGGCACCACTACCCTGTCTGCGAAGCTCTCTGAGATCATCGCTGACCTCGCTCTCAAGGCTACCAAGACTGAACTGACCGACGGCCTTGCGCTTAAGGCTGAGAAGTCTCATACCCATGCTCAGGCTGACGTGACCGGCCTGGCCAATGCTCTGTCTGCTCGTCCCACCACTGAGGCGATGAACACCGCCATCAGCACTGCTATCAGCAACCTGATCGATGGCGCTCCCGAGACTTACGACACGCTGAAGGAGATCGCTGCGTACATCGCTTCCGATAAGACTGCGATGGAGGCTCTGAATGCTGCTATCGGCAACAAGGCCGACAAGACCGCTTTCGAGGCCGTCAAGGCGACTGTGGACGGCCTGGGTGCTCTGGCTTCTAAGAGCAAGGTTGCTGAAACCGATCTTACCGATGAGCTGAAGGAGAAGGTCAATGCGGCTGCCGAGGGCAACCACAGCCACGCCAACAAGGCTCTGCTCGATACCTATGATCAGACCAATGCCAACATCAAGGCGGCCATCGCGGCGAAGCACACCCATACCAACAAGGCTACGCTCGACAAGATCACTGAGGACAACCTCACCGCGTGGTCCGGCAAGTCCAAGATCTATTACTCTGCCACCGAGCCTACCGCTCTGGCCGAGGGTGATCTTTGGTTTCACCTTCAGTAATTGAAGGAATTCATAAAGGGTCCTCATTCGTGGGGGCCCTTTTATTTTATCAAAGGAGGTTTAAATTATGGCTGTTATTGAAAAGTCCGGCCTTATGAAATACAAGGACAAGACTGGCAATACCACGATCATGTACCCAGTCACCAATGTGGATAACGTTGACGGTCTGGAAGATTGGGACAGCGCGATGCTGTTGAAAAGTGACTGGACTCACTGGGTACAGGGAACTCTTCCGGCTAACATAAGCTGGTCCTCAGTCTGTTACGGTAACGGTAAGTTTGTGGCTGTGGCTAGTAGTAGTAATATCGCCGCTTACTCTACGGATGGCATCAACTGGACTCAGAGTACG